TTTGCCGACAACTCACGGCGAGCATCCCGCTCCCTTGCCGCATCAAGAGCGGCTGAATCGGCGGCAAACCCAATCCACTTGGAAACATTATCCCTCGTGACTGGGAGAGCCTCGCCCTTCTTGTTGAAGAGAACTGGTGTTTTGCGGTCAACCGAGTTCTTAATTTGTCTGGCAATTCTGGCTAGGGTCCTGTCGTAGATTTCGCCCTCGGCTCCAGGCACATTGGAAAATCTCCTTGCCACTTGACCGGCGACGGAACGAAGCAGGTCCATTGCAAGATCACGGAAAATTGTTTGTTCCCCATCGAGGTTGGGGTTGTTAAAGACTTTTACCAGACTCGCAAGCCGAGCTTTCTTTTTGGCGGCTTTTTCGTCGGCCTCGGAAGGCTTTTGCTGGGTAGTTTCTGGTTTGGCTTCTACCTGTGGCTCTGGCCTTGCGTATTCAAGCTGCGAGATTTGCCCATAGATCTTTTCTAGGCCAGACAGATAGTCTTTGCGTTTCCATCCAACCTTTGCCGTAAGCTGACTTTCTTTTGGAAGTCTGGCGTTTGCGGCATCAAAAGCTTTCTTGAGGAATCTGATCTTATTCTTGTTCTTCTGGACATCCTCCCATTTTGGTAGCTCTGGCTGAGGAAGTTCTTTGGTGGCCTGAGCTATAGACGCCTTGGTTTTAGAGTTCTCAACCTTAGATTGAGTTTTTTCTTTTTGAATTGCTTGAACAACTTTTTGTATGTTTTGTTGTAATCTTTTAGGAGTCTCGGGTAGTCCATTCTCAACTGGCGTTACCCCGATTTTAGCTAACCCCTTATTGATTGAGCTTTCAACCGCTTTTAACCCTACTGGTTTTCCGTTTGTTTGTGCGCCAAGTTGTGCGTCTAACCTCTCTGCAATCGCTTTTAACTCTGGGGAACCGTAGTGAGCGTTCATTTGCTCTTGAGTTCCCTTGTTGATCCAACCATCTTTGGCAATACCGAAAACTGGATACCATTTATCGGCTTTTACTTTTTTCTTACCCGCTTTTCCAGTTGATCTGTAAAATGGGATCTTAATCCCATTAACATCTACAAGCACCATCTCTCGATCCGCAAAACGAACTATTTTTGATTTTCCGCTGGTTTTCTTTACGGCTTGAGTAGCCGTATCCCATTCTAAATTATCTTTGTAGGGTATTTCCTCAAGCTTAACTTCTGGAGTTAATGCAGGAGCGACTGCCTCTTGACCTTGTTGAGAAGCTTTTGGTTGCTCGGTTTGAGTAGGAGCGACGGCTTGAGCTTGAGCTTCTGGGGCTTGGATTGGCTCTGCTGCTGGCGTAGCTTCTGGCGTTGCAGTTGCTTCTCCCTCTTGTGCTTCATTAGGTGCTCCTTGGAATTCAAAGTTTCCCGTCTCCGTGTTGAGCTTCCAGCTGTCTGAAAGCATAAAGTTAAATCGTTTGACCTCATCCTGTGAGATTGGTTGTTTCGATCGGATCTTTGACCAGGCTTTTGCGGCCTCAAGGGTGTTCTGAGCATCAAGAGGACTTTCGGTGGGTGTGGCTTCTTGAGCTTTTTCCGATTGACCAGCTTTCTCAAGGTCTTCCTCAAGAGCCGGGTCTTCGTCAAGTTTAGGAGCGTTGAGGTTAACATCCACCACCGCTTGAGCCGTTTGCGGAGCCCCCGAGGCTTGGAGCTTGGAACGCTGTTCAGAAAGTTTGTCTAGCTCTCCGCTGGCTATCTTTCGTGTTCCCCAGGCAACAGATGACTTTACCCCTCCAATAGCGGAAGCTGTCCCACCCAAAGCAGCCATTGGCCCGATGCTGGAAACAAAATCATCGGCGGCTTGAGTGAGGATGTTCTTGGCTGATTCCCCAAGATCCATATTGGCCACAACATCTTTAAGACCGGTAGCCGCTCCTTTCTTAATTAGCTCTTCTTCGGATTTTGCGTATTCCAAACCAGCTTGCGTCGTACCGCCCTGTACTCCTTCCTCGAGGCTTTCCGTAAGGATATTTTCTCCAGCTTTAAGGAGAAACGGAAGGGTGGCTTTTAAAATTGATTTTTTTAGGTTTTTCCCAGTAGCCGCTTTTACCAACCCTTGAACCTGAGAGTATTCAACGGCTGCGTAAAGAGGGCCAACATACGAGGCTACCTTAGCCGCAGTTTTTTGGTTAGCTCCTAGGTCAACCGCATCGGCAAAGACTTGTCCAATTCCCTGTTCCGTCCAGTAGCTATAAGAGCCTTGCAAGTTCCCAAGCTCAAAAGCCGCCATCGAGACTGGCCCAGTAATAGCCTCTCCTGCCCCTGGGACAGCCAAAGCCGGAGAGGTAGCCACAAAGGCTGCTAGACCAGCTTCTCCCCCCTTTTTAAGGCCTTCCACGGTTCCAGCACCCATCGGACCGAGCATTTGAGCCCCACCAAGGAAGGCTCTGGAAAACATGTTCCCGCCTTGGTTGTAAATCTGTTCTTTGGCAAGTTGCCGTCTCTTTTCTTGAAGCCCAGTTAAGTCTTGGTCTTGGCCAGAATTTAGAACCTGCATCGCCTTTCGTGACATTTCTCTGTCAAGATCGACGCTTTGAAGGCCAATATCCCAGGCCTTTTTCATGGATTCCGCAAACCCCTTTTGATTGGCCATTGGGGTTTTGAGGAAGGGGTTTTCTAGTTTGGCTTCTTCCTCAGTTAGGTTTAGGTCTTTGCCGATATCACCTAAATCAATGGCTAGAAATGGGTTTTCCGTTTTGTTGGTTTCTTGAGTTTGAGGGTCTTCTTCCCAAATATCCCCCAGATCGATTGGGTTGTTTTCGGTTTGCTGATTGGAAAATGTGTCTCTGGCCAAAGCCCTTAAATACTGCTCCTCGGGGCTTGACACACTTATGTCCGTCACCCTCCCTTCATTAGGGAGCTCTATTTTTGTAGTGGCCATTGAACCGCTATTTTAAGGCTAGTTTTCTTCTTGGCTAGAGGGGTTTAGATCAGATGGTAAAAAGGGTAGGGAAACACCTCCGTTGCGGAGTTGACGCAAAACTTCTTTGGAAGCCGCTTCTTTGTTTTCTTTAGTGGGCTTTAGGTTTTTAAATTTTAAGACTTCATCGGAAAGCATATTGATCAATGGCATAGGATCGCGCTGCTGTTGAATTGCTTCTGCAACTTGCTTGAACTTAACTCTAAGATCTGCCGCACTGCTGGCGGAAGGAGCGGCATTGGGGGTAGCCGAAGCCGTTGGCTTTGCTTGAGCGGATGGAGTTACCGAAGTATCTTCTTGATCGCTTTCCAGTTGATCCTGGCCAGAAAGCATGACTTTATTAAGCTGAGCGGCCGCAGCTTTTCTAGTGGCGTCATCCACAAATATGTTACCGGCAATTTCTCGCAGCTCCTTGATCCTGCCAGTAACTGCTTTTGTCCCGGTAGCCGCAGTCTCAACTCTTTGCTTTTGCATCTCAATGTAAGCTGGGCTTGAGGCGTAGGCGATTTTTTCTGCGTAAGGTATCAAGGTTTGTTTCTCGTGATCGGTAAGGCCGCTAAGACCAGAGCTTCGAAGTTTTCTTGCTGCGTCCTGTAACTCCATTTTCATCACAGAAGGCGTGTCGTATCTCTCGGATACCTGCAAAAGCTTGTCCGCCGTGTCGTTCCAGGTTTGAACTATTTTGTTGTTGTTTAAAAGACTTGTCTTGTATTCGTTAAGCTTACTTTTTGCCAACGCCGAAGCGGCGTCCGCAACGGTTTTATCGTCCCCCTCAATTGCAATGTCTGGAATGCTATAGGACATAAGGCTCTCTGGGCTTGTCCTAGCTAAAAAGTCCATTTCTGCGGCAATTGGGGCAATAGCGGCTGTAGATTTAAGCTCGGCGTTACTTTTTGCCATATTTACCCGTTGAAGCTCTATCTGAAGCTTTTGAGAGTTTGCTTCTAAATCCAGAGCCGTAGTCTGGTTCTCCAGTTGCTTGAGCATGAGCGGGTATCGTTTTTGATTCCACTCCTGCTCGGCCTCAAAAGCTCTCGCCCGAAGGCTGAGCTCTTGCTGCGATTGCTGAGCCCTCTGGGCCATCAGCATATTGCTGACGATCTGTTGCCCCAGATTTGAGGTGATGTTGATTTTTTCAGCGGCAGTCATTTAGGCTACCGCCGTTCCTTGGTATATCCCCAAACCACGAGTGTTGTAGTCGCCTGGTCTGGTCATACCCCCTTGAAAATAACCTGAGGATTTAGGAGATGAGTTGTAATCCCATATAAAGGGCCCCGACCAATCACTAAACATTCCTCTTCCGCCACCTCCACCATAGACACTATTACCACCAAAATTCATCCCACCATTCATCATAGACATTCCGGTCATGCCCATTTGGCCAACCTGAGCTCCGGCCATTCCAGCCTGCATCCCCTTAGCTCCACCAAATTGTCCGCCAATCATGCCACCAAGTGACATCCCAAGTGGGATTGATAGTCCGCCAGTGACTGGAGCGGCAATAGCGCCAAGAGCTCCACCAACAACCGTTCCTGCAATTCCCGCCCAAGGGGATCCGCTATTCTGAGCGTCCAGCTGAGCCTGCTGGTTTTTAACGCCTGTGTTGTACATAGCTTCTTGGTTTCGGACATTGGTGTTATACATTCCAATATTTACTTCGTCGGCTCGTAACTGCTGCGGTGTAAACGCCATATTGATAGCCTGCAAAGGCATCAGTGCTTGGGTCTCCGACCGTAGTCCTTGAGACATAGCCACACCGCTGTTCTGAAGATCTAGGCTGGTAAGACCATAATTTTTGGCCTCAAGGAATCGCCCAGCTTGGCTTCCGCCACTATACCCACCGCTAAGGGCGTTATACCCAGCAATCTCACTTACCTTCTTTGCGATATCCGCTGGCATTAGACCGCCCATTCTTTCGTTGGCGATCTGCATCGATTTGTCCATCGACTCTTTGTATCCAGGTTGAAGTTCGTTGAGGGCGTCTTTCCGCAATGAAGCGGAAGAGCTCAGCATGTCCTGGAATTTAGGAAGAAAGTCTTTTTGCCCTAAAAACTTTTCAAGAGATGCAAGAATGTCTGGTAATTTTAGCTCCTCAAGATCCACCATACTCAGCTGAGGGGCATCGCCACTATCAAAATAAAAATGACCAGACCCCCCTACCCCCATCACTCGGTTAAGTCTGGAACGCTCTTCCCTTTCGATCCAGTTTATCATGCCAATAACCTCTCCCAATATTCTGGCCCACGGACATATTCTTTTCCGTTGTGCTTGCTGCGGGTATAGACAACCAGCTTTGGATTGAGCTTTTTAATTGCGTCCCGCATCACCTGTTTGCGCCCATCCTTGTTGTCAGCCGCCAGAAACAATACCTCCCAAACACCTTCACTTTTTGGAGCCATCCCAAGAATTGCCCCATGAGCCGTGAAAAAACTTTCGGCGGCTATGGCGGCGCCAATCAGACATTCCAGTTTTTTAGAAGCATACGAGGGTATCTTTCTTTTAAGATACTCCTCGAATATCTTTAAAGCTTCTTTATAGATTTTATTTTTCATTTTACAGACCACTTGCGCTCACGATTTCTTCGTATTCTAGTAGCCATCTTTCTGCGGTTGCCGCGCCAGCCTCCTCAAGAATGTTGTTTATCTGCTCTTCAGTTAGGTAATTTTTGATTTCTTGAGAGTATATATGCAGACAACCCCTCCAATTTGTTTCGCTTTGGAGGCAGACTATTCCTTCGTTGCTAATGGGTTCAATGATCATATTTATCCATTTGTCTCATAGGTAAAGTATCCTACTATAGTTTTAGCTAAGGCTGTTGTTGCACCTGTACTGCTAAATGGATAGTTCCCTAGAGCCGTGGTGTCGCTAATTAGAGTATGGAATGTCATTGTTGCTGTGTTTGTCGCAAAACGAACAACTGCAGGTAGTGTTGTAAAGTCACACTGCGAGATTCGAAGTGTGCCGTAATTACTATTTGGCTGGTATGGCAAACCACTAATAGAAAACACTAGCGTCCCAGTGGGTGCTACGTTTGGCCGAAAAGCAAAAGCAATAGATCCATGCACTACTTTTCCTATTTTATGAAATGTACCAATTTGAGATACATATGTGTAAGCAACTGTATTTGGCGTAGCAACGGTCGGAGTCCAAGTTCCAGCGATCCCAGAAGTGCTTGAAGTCGCGGCATTCCCGTCAATGCTTACCCCAGTAAGGGTTTGAGCGGCAGAAGCTCTGTTCAGTGGCACAGAAGTTGTCCCAATATTTAAATTTGATGTCGTGTAAACACCATTTGTTACTGTTCCAGCGTTACCATCAATGTTCGTACCAGTTAATGTTTGCGCAGCTGAAGACCTATTTAAAGTGATGGCCGTTGTGCCAATGTATAAAGTGGAATTCGTGTAGACTCCGTTTGTGACCGTGTCGGCAGTGCCAATAAACCTTGAGCCAGTTACCGTCCCCGCCCCGACATTGACTGAACCACCAGTGATCGCTCCAGAAGTTCCTGCACTTAGGCTTGTCCCTACGATCGCACCAGAACTATTAATAGTGGCCGATGGGCTTTGCCCAGTAACCCCAACATTAAGTCCGCTTCCGACAAGAGTTACACCAGTGATATTGCCAGCAGAGGTGATGGCACCAGTAGTATCAAAGGCTCCATGTACTTTGGCCGCGGTTGTGGAAACAGCCAAGGCGGATTGAGTTCCCTGCCCGTCAGCAACCCGAACCAAGGCTGATGTAACGCCTTGGTTTCTAGTAGGATCGTTATCAACCCTAAGAAGCTCTTTCCAGGTTTGATGAGGTCCGAGTCCAGCTAGGCTTGCCATATTCTTAGCCCTTGATTTTTAACCGTTTCCATATTTTGTCAATTTTTTGTCAATACTAGGCGGTGTAGAAAGGGACATATACTGTTTGTGGGGAATCAGTTGAACCGGAAGCCGCAATTTTGACTTCCAGTGCTTGAGGAACTGAATCCCACTTTAAAAAAGGAAAACTGGTTAGAGTGCCAGGAGTACCAAGCAGCGGACTGGCGTTTGTGTACCCAACCAGCGTCTGGTTTGAATCTGAAACCGTAAGTTGTCTTGGAGTCCCACCAGAAAAGGCAGAGGAGGCCGACGATAGTGTGTCGAGCCTAAATTTGATTCTACCACCGCTGACATCGTCTGAAACAATAAGGTTGGCGTCGTTAAAGTCGTTAACAAAGCTTGTCACCGCTGGAACAGAAACTTGCACAACAGACTTTGTTCCAGTTGCGTCTGGGCTTACCCAAACACTGCAATTTGAGTTGGAGGTAAAGACAATCTCGTCTTTTTCCAAAGAAACGGCGTTGGCTGAAGCATCGTAACCAGAAACTTTAACCCTTTGCCTTGAGACATTGTCCAAAACTCCGGTGGCAACGCCATCAAACCCGTTTAAAGCTTTAACACGGTTGACGGTAATTTCTCCGTTGTTGTCACGAGAAACGATGGTGTTCTTTAGGGTTAGGCTGGCGGTGTCGGTAACGCCGGTTGCGCTTGTGGCCGTGGTTGCGGAATTGGCTACTTTTCCAGCGGTTGAAATTGTCGCCAGTTTTGTGTCAACAATTGCCGCAGTTGCACTAATGGCCGCATTGGTAATCGAAAGAGGCGAATACGCCGTATTTGACATTGTCGCATCGCCAGATCCGTCAAGCGTGACCGACCCAGTAATGTTTCCACTAAGAGTCAAGGTTCTCGAGGTTGTCCAACGAGCGGCACTTGAAGCCGTTGAGGCATTTCCAGAAAGAGTTCCAGTAATTGTCCCCGCCGAAAAGTTTCCGGAGGAATCTCTAAAAACAAGGGTGTTCGCCGTGTTAAGTGAAGTTGCGTTGGAAGCTATCGTTACTTGAGCTCCATCCGCAGTTGGCGTTGCGTTGGTCAAAGATAGGCCAGAACCAGATACAGCGACTGATTGGGTGTAGGCACCAGTTGTGTCGGTTCCCAAAGCTACTTGATCGGCTCCAACCGTAGTATTGATGGTGACACTACCCAGATCGGTCATTGTGCCAGTGCCAGTGACGTCGCCAGTTAGCGTAATGACTGGGCTGATGGTTGCAAAGGTCGGCACACCAGCACTGGAAATCAGCACTTGTTTGTCGGTCCCGGCGGCGGTCATTCCAACTGCGTTCGTTCCGCTTCCAAATAAAACTCCGTTTGCGGTAAGAGTTCCCCTGCCGGTTCCGCCATCGACGACGGCAAGATCTGAACTTAAAGCACCAGCTGGAATGGTCGTGTTTGCGCCACTAGCCGTCCCAAGCGTCTTATTGGTCAGAGTCTCCGAATTGGCAAGAGTAGCTAGTGTTCCAGATAGCGGGAGGGTTACGGCAGTGTTTCCACTGAGAGCCAAAGCACAAGTTGAACCCGCTGTTCCAGTTGTAGAAAAGTTTCCGGCAATGGTTATGGTTCTGCCAGTATTGACAGCGCCAGTTCCACCTTGAGCTCCAGAAATGGTTGTCCCCTGCCATACTCCACTGGTGATCGTACCAACCGAAGCCAGTTTCGAACTGACAACGGCGTCACCAAGCGAAGTTTCGTTTAGGACTCTTGTATTGTTAATGAAATAGGATTTCCCGGCGGCCAGACCAAAGTTGTCGCTGGATAAAAGTTGGGGCTCCAATAGTTTTGGAGTTGTATTGCTGGTTGCCGGGGTTGTGTAGGTTACCGAAGAATACTTTTGAACGGTCGCTGTCGGAACAACCTTGATTCGAAGAGTACCCGCTGCCGCGTTGCTGGTTGCCGTTGGTGCGGTAGAATTCCAGGTAAGAGTAGCCGTAGTTGTGTTTGGAGTTGCGATTGAATAAGTTGTATTCGGTATAATTGTCCCATCTGAAACTTTGATAACCGATACCGAAACCGCTGTGGTGAGAAGGTTATGCGTAATAGTTTGAGAAACGCCATTTGCCACGGTAGCGGAGTTGGTGACATATGCTCCGTAAGATGATTGCGGGGTAAGGGTGAAAACAATCCCACCAACAGCACCAGCGGTACCCAATGACGTCGATGTACCCGCATTCCAGGTAATGGTAACAGCCGTGTTGGACGTTTGAGAATAGGTAAATAGAGATGTGACATCGGCGTTTGTGTCTTTGCGGATAGCGGTAACGCCGCCAGAGGTTAATAGCGGAACCCCAAAGCTGTGTGAAATTGTTTCAACTGCGGCATCTGCGGCTGCAACTGCGTTGAACACTTGCGTTGGCAGTGTCGCGGCAATAAAAAGACCTCCGTCAATTGCAGAGCTTGAAAGATTTTGTTTGGCAAGATTATTGGTGGAGTCATCAACTGCCGTGTTAAGATCCAGTCTTTTACTAATACTGCTGACATTGGCTGCGATTGGTTGCGTAGTCTGACCAGAGACGGTGAGACTTCCATTAATCTGAACATTACCCGAGAAGACATGCGGTGTGGAGCCAGTCAATGTGGCGTTAATGGCACCGCCAATAGTCAAAGAGTTTGTAAGATACAGATCTTTCCACCGCCTAGTTGTGCTACCAAGGTCATAACTATTGGAGGCAGTGGGTACAATATTGGAAGCTATCGATCCTCCAGTTGAATTGATATTGGTGTCTGGGGTTAGGTTAATGGTCGAGCCAACCGTAATTGTCTTTGCGCCAAAATCAACAGTAGCAATATCCCTTCCGGCAAGATTAATTTGAGGTCGTATCCGAAGGTATTGAATTCCAGCTGTCGTGGGCTCAACTGAAGAGCATGTCCCGGCAAGAATAATTTGACCGCTTGATGTTGAAGAGGTTCCGGCGGATATGGCGGCCTCGTTAACGGCTGTGAGCTTACCAACGCTATTTACATTAAAGTAGTAGGGGAAGTTTGCTGCCGTGGCTCCAGTATTTTGGCTGATGTTTAACGCAGTGCTGAGGATGGCGTTGGAGGTCGAAAGCGTGTTTGTCGTGTTGTCAAACGAAAGAACATTGGTTGAGTTTAAAGCATCTCGAGCATAAAAACTTCTTAGATTTGTGGATCCAGCAATATTAAGCGGTCCGGCAAAACTAGAGGTTTTTGTGGAATCGATTTGTTGAAAAACCTCGTTTACCGTAGTCGTCGAGTTAAATCTTGCTTGGCCAGTGAAAACTGAACTTTTTAAAACATTAAGTTGCCCGGCGGCATCAACTGTAACAGAGTCTGAATTATTATTCGCAATCCTTAAGGGAATCGTAGTTGTGTTTGGCGGGTTAATTGTGAGTGAATATGCTCCGGTACTGGTAAATGTTGAGGCACCGCTGACATTTAGGGGTACAAAGATTGCCGCAGAATTGGTGCTGGTGACGTTGGCTGGTATATTAAAGCTACCGCCAACATAAAGGTTTTTAGCAACGCCAAGACCACCAGCAATTCTTGCGGCTCCCGTTGTCGAGGAAGTGGAATCGGTTGTCCCGGAGACAACAAAAGCGCCAGCAGTCCCACTTTGGGTAATGTTTGTGAAAGTCCCATCTCTTGGGGTGGTGCCACCAATGGTTACATTATTAAGGTTTGAGGTAGCCGTTGGATTAATTGTAAGAATGCCTGTTGGAGAAATGTTAACTGTGCTTGCTGGGGAAATTGTGACGGTTCCGGCGCCAGTCCCAATCGGAGACAAAACCACATTTCCAGAACCTTGAGCCGTAATGTTTCTGGCAATAACTTCTTTGGCGTAGACTTGATCCCATGATTTTGTTTGAGAACCCAAATCATAAGTTTCCGTCGTATCTGGGAGTATGTCCGAAGTAACATCTGCGTTAAAACTGATTGAGTCGGTGTTTCCATCCCCAACATTAATATTTCCCTTTAATGTGAGAACTCCGTCAATATTAACATTCCCGCTAAATTGGGAGTTTCCAGTGAAAAAAGATTGCCCAATGACATTAAGATCTTGGCCTATGTACGCATTCCCTTGAACCCCAACTCCCCCCGCAACCGTTAACGCTCCGGTGGTTGGACTTGAAGACGTCTTTAAAGAAGTAATTGAAAGGGCTGTGCTTTCCCCAGTCCAAGTGCTAACAAGCGGATAAGCTAGACTTAAAGCATCCGAAAGAAGTAATTCTCCTGTAATTTTAACCTTGTCTTGACTTATCTGAATAGGGAGAACATTGCCAACTCCATCTTCCATTTGCCGAAGGTCGCTGGAAGCTGTAAAGGCAGATTCTAGCTTTAATAGTTCTGGGTACGAATCGGCTACAGTTCTGGAGGTTAAGGAAGACATGTTTGGTGTTTACCAGTTCTCTGTTTTTTTAACATACTCCCACCAAAGTTCAACCCTACCCCAAAGACTTCCTCGGGTATCTTTTAGGCTTGGCCAAACTCCTGGGGTTGGCTCGCAAAGCAAGTAGTCTTGCGCAACTGGAGATGGACAAGATTCTTTTTGGCTGGCCGTTGTTATAAAGTCTGAGACTCCTTCCGAAAAGGTTTGGACGAAAGGGACAACTTCAAATTGCAAGACTGACTCGGCTGGCAAGTAGTTAGCATTTCCAACTTGATACACTTTGATTTTAACAGTACCCGTTCCCAAAACCATAACCATCCCGCCATCCGAAACGGTAACTTGTCCTTGTAATAGAGCATACGCCAAGGGCAAACCGCTTGAGGAGGAGGCCGTTATCTGAAAAGGAATTGTCCTTGTATTGACATTATTGGGAGTTGTTAGGGTTATGGTTTGTGTTGCCCTTGACAGAGCAAGCCTTCTGACAACTTCAACCGTATCGTAATAGGGGTTGCTTTCAGTAGCCTTTAAATTAACAAATCCGGAGGCTATGCTTACAATTGTCGCTTGTTTACCCACGACTAAGACAGCCGCAGGATTGTCAGATGTGATAGTTGGTAACGAGCCTGAAGTGGAGGAAACTATTAGCTCAAAAGGGGCATCCCCATATGTTTTTGTGGGTATGGGCGAAAAGGTAATGGTTCCCTGGGCTCTGAGTATAGTCAAACGAGCGATGGCTGAGCCAACGTACCCGCTTTCCGCTGTTGGGCTTAGCTCGATGCCATATTCACCAGGTATGGTTGGAGCCGTTAGGCTAGCCACATTGTTGTTGCCATAATAAGTAATTTGGAGAGGAACATTTGGAAAGGCCGAATAGCTTGTATACGGAATTGGCGACCCAGTGTATGTTGCAGTATAGTCTTCTGCTGTGATTACACATGTTTCTCTTTGTAGGATACCCAAACTGCTAGTGGTAGACCCAGTATAAATAATATTTTGGTCTACCTTGTTAAATTGTAGATTTACTGCATACTGGCCTACTTCGATTGGGGCTAAGGTAGTTGAAGTGTTGTTTGATGAAGTATAGGAAACTATCCAGTTATTTGAGTTTGTGTAATCTTCTGGATATGGGTAAGGACTATAATTTGATATGGCTACATTTGTTATTGAATAAGCTATTTGGCTACCAGTATAGATATTTGTCTGCGGGGTTGGAACTAGCGAAACATTAATTGTTCTCTTGCTAATTGTTAATGTAGTCGAAGCAACAGCGTAATAGTTTGAGGTGTTAACAGATGCAACGACGAGGTAACTACCTGCGTTAATTGGAAGATCTGATAAGCCATTATACGTAATCGATATCGGCAGATTCGTTGGGGTTGTTGTTGCTGTTACTTGTTTGGCAGTCCCATCGTATACGTAGCTTGTGTTGGAAAAGACAATTGACGGAGTCGCTTTATCAACAGTTAAGGTGTTAGAGAATTGTCCTTGGTAGTTAGTGGAGGTAAGAGTGACGACGATGTTATAACTACCTGCGTTAATAGGGGGTGTTGAGGAACCATTATAAGTAATGGAAGTAAATACATTACCAACTGTGGAAGCCGATGGAGTAGTTCGGTAAGTAACAATCCTAGAAGTTCCAGTGTATGTTTGGTTTAGCGTGGAGTTCCATGTAATAGTTGCGGTGGCTTTAGCAATAACAAGTGTTCCACTGACAGATCCAAAATAATTTGGGTCGGATGCGGAAGCAATTACGGAATAACTTCCGGCGTTAACTGGTAATGTTGCGCTCCCATTATAGGTAACTTGGTAAGAAACATTGGACGGAGTAATGGTGATAACGGCTTGTTTTGCAGTTCCGTCGTAGGTTTGTTCTAAATTGTCTAATCTAAGTTCGGCAGAATAATATATTCTAAAGGTTGAGCTAGCAGATCCTTGATAATTTGGATTTGTAATATTAGCTACAATTGGGTAGTACCCAACATTGGTTGGTGGCGTTGCACTCCCATTGTATGTTACAGATGTAGATAACCCTACTGGCGATGTGGTAATAGCCGCTTGTTTTGGTGTGCCAGTATATAATTGAGAAAGATCTCCAAGAGTAATGGTGGCTGATGCCTTAGTAATGGTAAATGTTGACGTACCTGTGCCTTGATAATTTGCATCGTTAATAGTTGCCGCGACGGCGTAAGATCCCGCATTTATTGGTGTTGCTGAGTTTCCATTGTATGTAACAAAGTAGCCAAGTCCGCTAGGAGATGTTGCAATTGTTGGAACTAAAGAGCTTCCAGTATATACTTGAGATAAGTTTGAAAATGTTACACTGGCATTTGCTTTTGTTATTGTAAGAGTTCCACTAGCTGAGCCTTGATAGTTTGGATCAGTTATTGTTGCTACAACATTGTATGATCCAGCATTTGTTGGCGCTGTTGCGCCACCATCGTATGTGACTGAATAAGAAAGCCCAGCAGGGGAAGTTGTTACCGTGACTGGCTTTGGAGTGCCAGAATATGTTTGTGTGAGATTACCAAGGGTAACTACTGCCGAAGCCTGAGTAATGGTAAAAGTAGAAGTTTTTGTCCCCGTCCAAAGTAATCCATTAACTGTGGTATTTACATTAACGGTTACACTATAATTTCCTACGTTTATAGGTGCAGTTGTCGAGGACGCCGTGCCAGTCCAAGCAAGGGTATACGCAAGATTAGCCGGGGATGTGGTGACTGTAGGAAGCCTTGCCGTCCCAGTGTATACCTGGGAAGTATTTGTTATTGTAATTGTGGCAAGAGCCATTTTTTTTTAAACTAAGGTAGGAATTTCAGAAAACATAAACGCAGTCGACTGGACATTAATATTTTGTTTTGTACCTCCTCTGGCTTCGTTTACTTCTTTGCTTAGGATACCAACGGCTCTTTCTTGAAGCATTGTGGCAACTTCGGGGTTGGTCGTTAATGATTTAATGCTTAGAGCCATTTCCTTGATGGCTTGATAGTTTCGAATATCCAGTTTGTCGGAATTCCTATTTTTGGGAGACCATCTTTTTTTGTAAAGAATGTTGTAACACCCATTTTCGTCCCCAGTCCTTGTGTAGTAAACTTTTCTATATTCGCCGTTAATAAAGGTTTCCCCCCTATCAATAAATACATTCAGACCAGAAGAATCAGAGTCTTGTAACCCAGGACCATTTTCATGGTAATCGTAAAAGCGTGAATACACTGGTGCGGCCTTCCCCTCGGTCGATACCGCAAGGACTGAGCTTACCTCGCTAGGGAGAACAACCTCACCTTGTGCGGTGGATACCTTTAATGTCGCAATGGTGCCTACCCATTTACCAAGGTTAAAAAGGGCTTCTTCCGCTCGGTTAATCAAATGGGTTAGCTCGGCCTCATTGTATTTGATCCCGTCCTCAAGATCTAAAGCGAGCCTCGCTCTATACTGACCCATCGTTCCTGAAACTTCGCTGGCAACCTGTGTTTGGTAGTTAATTCTTCTGGCGGCCTCAATGGCTCGATCCGTTTTGATGGTAAGCCTCTCGATTGCCTTAGTTTCAAGAGCTTGAGCCATCTCAAGCTGGTTATTTTCTTCTCGGTAGATAGCGAGAAGCATTAGCTTTAAAGCATCAACATCGTCGATTAGAACAAGATCTTCATCTGCGTCGGCTTCGATCATGTTAAGCTTACCCGTGACTTCTACTTTGGTGACACCAGATTCCTCAACTTTGTATGTCCTTGAGTTTGGGGATGAGTCGACCAAAGACACTTTTACAATATCGTTAGTCCCTCCAAGGAATGCTTCGACTCCGTTTGTAATAAAGGTCAACGGAGACGAACTGGAGCATACTTTGAGAGCACTTTCCAAGCCAAAACCAGCCGGTGTCGTTAAATCGTTGGTTGTATTGGGGAGCGTAAAAACAGAATTGGTAACTGGAACTGCAAACTTTGCCAAAACCCCGATCCAGGCACGATGACTATGCAGACGCCTTTGGGCTTCGTTTATCTTTAAAACTACCCTGTCGTCAGTTTCGCAGACGCCGTTATCAACATATTTAGCTAAGGCTGTTTTGGCCTCGATAAGCGTAAGAGCCATATCAAGGGTATACTCCACCAAACTTAAATACTTTTACCGTATAGTTTTGGCTATTCATAGAGAGTCCGGTTTTTACATAGGTACATCGGATGGTGACTATATTTGAGGCGCTTACATACGCATCAAACAAAACTCCATCGGGGGGGCTAGGAACTCCAATTACAACAGGATCTCCGATAGAGGCTCCAGATACGGTAAGAGTGTCTTTACCAACAGTTGGGATAATCGAAATGTTTGTTCCGGCCGTTATGTTAAAGGTTGAAGCCTTTTTGCCCTCCAATATAGTGTTTTGGCCAGGAAGAGAAAGGTACGCTCCAAAAAGATCAAGAAGCTGTTGTGGAGTTCCGTAGCAGGTATTCGGTGGGAGAGATCCGGCGATTAGGGGCATATCAGTATTTTATGATATAGTTTAAAAACACAAGTGGGGGGACGGTTTTATGCGGTGTCGCAGAAGATAGGTTTTGGTTATTACTATTTGAACCAGAAAGAGTGTATGACATGGGAGCGCTTACATTTGGAGAGTTTCCAACCATTCCTTGCTTTTCGTTATACCCACAATGACAGTTATCCCCATGCTCGCAATCATCTGTACTATAATCCCACGAATGTTTTACCAGATGGGTATGTTTAGATATCGGTGTTTCATCTTGGGTAAGAACATGGGTTTCTTTACCGCCAACTGCCCCCAGAGTATTCCCGTAAACTCCTCCTGGTCTTGCCCCGAGAAGCCTACCAGAATCTGAGGCTCCCATTGAATTATGCCCAACAGGAGTCCTTCCTCGAAGATCGGGAAGGTTAAAAGTAGATCTTCCGTCTCCCACACCATAAATAATATTAATGGTAGCGAATAAGCTTGCGTAAATAGATCTAGAAACTGCCTGCCCGGCGCACAGCAACCACCCTTCTGGAGGCTGGGTTCCCGGGAAAGCGGCTATTGCACCAGGAAGATAAAAGGAAGCCGTTGCTCTACCAGTTGATTCGTTTACAACAACACGCACGGAGCTTGAGTAAGTAATCGACTTTACGGTTCCAGATGTTCTGTAGGCGAATAATTCAGAAATTGCCATTTTTCGGGTTACGCCATTTGCAACGACAGGTATGTATATTTGTGAAGGCGTAGCTCCATCTGGCAGGTCTGGTAAAGCTGTGATTCGTACTGATGGTGTTGTACTCATAGCTTAATAATCCAATTTAATAAGATTAAAGGCGGTATATGTGGATGTGTGAGTGTTGTCGCCACTTGATCCGTGGAGCTGACATTCATAGTCTTTATATTTGCGTCAGCCCTATTCCAATACCTTTGATTATTTGCTGGTGTTGCGGTATCCGCTAAATAATCTTCGTTTGAAAATCTGAAACTTCTGCGAACTCCACCAAAATTGCTATACCCCCCCGCAGTGCACCCATTGCCAAAGGCAACTACCCAGTTTATGGTTCCGCTATTATGCGAATGTGGGCTGAGAGGACAGTTTTCTGGGGTAAGCGTTTGGGGTTGGTTTCCACCAATGCTTCCTAGTGTTGTTGGAACGCCACCATCAAGGTTTTCTGCGGTTAGCCTTTCAGAAGCCACTCCATTCATATTGTCTAGACCAAACACGCTTAACCCAGATGTGTTTGGAATTTTAAAGACACTAGAGTTTGAGGGAGTTCCATACCTATCGCCAATCACGGCATATAAGTTTGAGTATGTTGGGTTACTCTTTGGTAATTCCCTTCCGTTGCATATTAGCCAACCACTAGGGTCGCTGTTCCCAGCATAAAGACTCATTAATCCTGGGCTTCTAAAAGAAATGTTGCCAGAGGTTGATATTGGGTTTGGAGAACACTCAATAGAATCGCCTGAGAAAATCGCCTTAAAGGTTCCTGTGCCAAAGTACGAGGTTAAGGTAGCAATAGACAACTGATATGTTTTCCCATTATAAAAACATGGAATTGTTGTGGTATCGTCCAACAGGGTAGTTGGTTTTAACGCTGATATTTTAAAAGACGCCATATATTTAAGTTTTGATAATATAGTTTACAACTTGGCAAGGTGGCATGTTGTTATGTGGAGCACTTGTCACATAAAAGCTTTTTGCAAGTACTACTGGAAGAAAGGTTGAATTTCCGTCTTGGAATGCCTCAAGGACTATCCAACCTGGTCCTGTAATATATAGAGTATTAGACGAGATGTAGGCAGATCCAGAATTAACACGAAGGCCTACACTTAGATTGGAAGATGCGGTCGGAGTTGAAAGAGAAATGGGAGATACTGGAAAGGTTAAATCCCCAAAGGCCTGTGTCCAAGTTATAGTTTGAGATCTTTTCCAAGGTGATTCTTCAAGGAGAGCTTGGACATAGGGATTTGTGTCGCTGTCAAGTGTTCTTGCGGTCAACTCAAAATGGCATGTTGGATATCCGTTTAAATTTCCTACGGTATAAACACCCTCAACAATATTTCCAGACATATTGTTACCGCAATAAGAGCCCATAGGTGGCGGACAATTCCAATCAGCAGCCTCGTTTGATCTTCCATAAACAGCTTTTTTTGTAGCGCCGTTATGCGAATGGCCACGAACAGATGTCTGCTCTGTGGTTAAAGTGTGGCTTTCGTAACCTCCAGTTGCACCCAAGGTGTATATGTTTGGGCTAATGGCTTGCCCAGACAGCTTATTCGTCTCAGTTGAACTATTCGCCTTGCCAAAAGGAATTCTTCCTCGGAGATCTGGCACATTAAAAGTTGTCGTCCCATTACCAGAACCATAAGTAGTTTGTATTACGCCAAATAAAGCGGCGTTACCTACCCTATTTAACTCTTGGCCATTGCAAAATACCCAGCCAGATGGAGCGGAAGTGCCAGCGTATGGTAAAATCATCCCTGGGAGATTAAAATAAACATCTCCTGAAGTAGTGATTGGGTTTGGGTTAGCTGCTAGATTTCCAGAAAAGCTTAGGCTTGTGACTGTTCCGCCAGTCACGGCTCCTAAAATATCTTGTAAGGTTGTTTTGCGGGTTGCCCCTCCAACAACCACTGGCACTAACCCGGTAAGTTGTGGGTTAGCAAGAAGAGAAAGCTCGTCTATTTTAACAGCCATACTTTTAATTTAGTTTAAGAAGATACCCATCCTCGTAGATAACTTCTGGGTTTCCATCAACTATGATTGTGTAAGAACCACTAACGGCAATAGGGTCGCCAGTTCTTGCACCATTTGGAAGTAGACCACTATTTAGTGAATCCTCGACACTTAAGGTGTCTAATGTTTCGGTATTTCCTTGAACAATATCCCCATAGATCCCAAGAACTCTTGAGCATGTTTCTGTTGTGCAAACACTCATAAACAACTTCCAGATGTTGGTTGAATTACTTTGTCAGCATGCCATAGGACTTTACTAAGAGCCATACAACCTTGCCACTCTATTCTAAATTGAAATGTCTGACTTATTTTTGTCAAGCTTCCGCCATTAGCGTTGCATGTGTCTGGGGGAGTCGGAAGCCTCAATTGAGACCTATATTGGGTTCTGTTGTCTAAAGGTTTAAACAACCCGCAAGGCGTCTCTGTTTCACCTAAATACGAAGGTATAATGTCTGGGGCTTCAACATATGACAATACATTGTTGGCGTTATAAAAGGTTATTGTCCATTGGTCTACTCCAGCTGTAGTGGTTTTTGTAACTGAGGTATTGCTGCCAAGACCAATCCTCAGCAGTTCGGCTTTAAGGACAGCTGGGTTTAGTTCTGACCATTTAAGTTTTTGTGTCACATAAGAACTAAAAGGACCTTTAGTTTTCAGTATTGAATTTGTCTGATCCCCCGTAAAAAGATAATTACGATTATATGGTTGACCAGTAGACCCTGATATGTTGCCAACAGAATCTGTTAAAGATAGGTAGAAATATTCTGGTGGGTCGGTAAAGGTGAGCTTCCAAGATGTCGCTCTTGTGACAGTCCTTGCGTTTAGGTACATTGGGATTGACTCGGATGAGCCTGCTGGCGTTCGATCCAAAACAAATGGGACGCATGTTTTGTTTTCCGCGCATATTGTAAATGAATGCCAAAATTGATAGCAGGAAGAAGATTCGGGTTTATAGTAGACATTTACTAGTGATATTCCATCGAAGTCGGACACCCAGAGATCCCCACGAGTCAGTTTTTTGAGAGTCCACTCCGACCCAAAGTTATACGACCTAGTTTCAACCGCGCATTGGATTCTGTCTCCAGAACTTGTTAAAGTGTAATCGTAAAGAGCCCAAGGATAGAGCTCCCATAGTTCGTTTTCGTAAGTTGTTTTGTTTTGGACAAACGCAAATGCTCTTGGGACTCCGTCAATGTAGCCAGAGATTAATTGGTAAACTCGAATTCCGGTCCAAAGCCCATCCCAAGTGGCTATCTTATCTTTTCCGGCACCACCCATGCTGTTAAAATCAAAAGTTCCGATACCCTCAAAAGCAGTGGGTCTTGTCGGCAACGGGTTATTTGACGGGAGAGTTATATTTTTTAAATCCACAATTGGGCCAACGGTAAAATGGAGTCGGTTGTCAAAGAATATGGCTGACCCAGCTTCAAGCAAAGACTCTGTATCGAAATCTGTGAAAGCTTGAACCTGGCTAGATAATGGGAGTTGGCCAAAACCATCTTGCTCTGCCCTAGCATTTCTGTACGAACGAATTCCATCGGCAGATCGGAAATAAATGTCGTTGTTAACAGGAAGCAGGAATCTTTCGCATATAGATCCAATTTTAGATAGGGTAATGCGCTGGAACCCAGGAGTATTTTTCCACATGCTTCGTGGTGCCGAAACCCCAAAGCTAACAACGCCAGCTTCCGCAAATACCATAAGATCCCCCTGTCCAGACGCCGTGTCGGCAATAGGCTGGAATATCATTCCACGAATTTTGCCCATCTCAGAAGGCACCTGAAAACTACCGCCTTCAGCTAAATAGGTTGTCTCCGTGAATCTTAAAAGATCAGTGTCAGACCCAGAAGAAGCTTTTGTGGCAAAACCACCAGTTCCGTTTGCGTAGGCCTGATTATAGGCATTATGGTTAATGTCAAAAGAACCGATTGAACTTACATTTGTGACATTTGAGACTCTCCATGTGCCATTTATGTCTGGCGTAGAGCTATGCCCAGATATGGTTACGACATCTCCATTCGTAAAGTTTACAGTAGACGAGCATGTGATTCGTGTTTTTGCACCAACGTTGGTACTGCCTATTGTCGAAGTGCTAACTTCAACTTGAGATGCAGATCCTCCAAATACTAAATCCCCAGCAAGAAATTTTGTTCGGTCTGGAAGTGTGACAAACAATCTGCCTTGCCCATAAGCCATTATGTTTCCAGTTGGTATAGAAGATATGTTGCCGATACTTCCAGTTGGTCCAACTCCAGTTTGCCATAAGAACTCTCCATCAAATATTAATGGCTTGTCTACGTTGTTCTGAATAATAAGATATCTTTCTGCTTGGGCAAAATATATTCTTTTTGTGGCGTCCCACCTAAACAAGATTCTATTTCCGTTGGGATCTGTTTCTTCGGAACCAAAGTTGTTTAGTCTGCTTAAAATGGTTACATAACCAGTTACAACATCTATTTTGCATATGTATCCGCCTACACCACATACAAGGTAGTTCCTTGCGGAATCTTCCTTGTTGATATACATAGTTGCCCCTTGAAAATAATTACCAACAGAGATTGTTGCACTGCCAACAAGAGCTTGGCCGGTATTAAAAAGAGCTAGTCCACCCTGTAATTCTGGGTTGTCCTGTAGGAACACTTGAGTATTACCAGGCCTAGTTCTTGGCCTACCACCACGAAAAGTTGTATTAATAGCCATTGCGCAGCCATTGTCGGGAACAAGATTGGGAACAACTGAAGAGTCCATCCCCACGCTCCAATTGGACTGCCCTTCTGTTAAACGGAGCTCTTCTTGGCTAGCCATAGGTAAAGTCTATCCCCTCTTTGGATTTCGCAAGACATCCCAATTATCGCGCCAAGTGCAGTTGGGGGCAAAGTAGACTGAGGTAGTTTTTGGGAGTTTGTCGTTAGGTATTACAAAGATAGCGTTGTGCCTTGCGTTATAAAATACAAAGGCATCTGCTATGCCTTTGCCATAAAGTTTTTTTGGGCTTCTGTTTTGGCCACCCTGCCCACGCAAAGCAAAGAATTTAAGTTTGCTTCGGTTCTTTACACCATCTTCCCCACCAAAAGTAGTCTTTACTTGGACACGATTTAAAGTTCCCTTCCAATCAGTAATTAGGTCATAACCATTGTCGTATACCGGATGGCTAACAATAAAACCATTTTCAAGTAATATGGAGCTAACTTTACTAACCCCAATGGCTCCAATGTGCTGGCTCACAACCAGTCCTTTCCAAGTACATTAACAGCCAAGCGACGACGCCGATAAACTCCATCTCCGTCCCGACTCCCTCCCCCATTTGTATTCCCTTCAATCGTAACTAACCAATCCCCCTCGTTCTTTTCCACAAGGCCAACGTGCGCCACCCTGCCCATCGAGTTGAACCAGATTCCAAAGACATCTGCTGGTTTAAGAGGGGTTCCCCTCCTTTGTCGATCCCATGTCGGTTTAGCAAGAAATACCGGGCTCCAAGCCGACCTAGGGTAGGGATTGAATAACGACGCCCCAAAGGCCTTGTCGCCAACCCAGACAATGAAAGCCGCACACCACGGCGCCTTGGTACCTTCAAGACCTACCGATGAAAGGATCTCGTCCACCAGGGGCCCGTCGTTTCGACCCGTGGCTTCCCGAATACCAAGGGATTTTCGAGCCTGCTCGATGACGAGAAGCCTCTGCGCCTCAACTCCTGGGCTAGCCATAGAGTGGGAAAGAAACGCAAAAAGAATCGCAACATAAACTACTTGCATGACAAAATTGCTGAAATCAAAAGAACTCCAAAAACAAAAACAAAAGTAAACAAACGGGTCTTTGGGCAGGCTTCCTTCCAATCGTCCCTAAGCGCGCCACGATCAATGTATCGATCTAGAATCTTCCAATCCAACTGGAGTACTGACCAGGCAAGGAATGTGCAGAAAAGAAATCTAACCGCTCCAAAGATCAGAACATGAAGACTTCCTAAGTCAACAACCCCTGCGGTGGTGTCAAAGCCCTGAAGGATGGGGCCAAGTAAAAAGAAAATGATGATAGCGACTAGGATTGCTACCATCCCTTGAAAGTTTGACCGAAGCCAACGAATCACCAGGGTATCCCCACAAATTTCCTAGCCACAAACATTACTCCACCAAATATGGCTCCACGAAATGTCCAAAGAACAAACGCAAGGATGGCTCCACGGTAAATCCAAAGTTCCTTAAGAGCTTTGCGTTGCTTTTCTTTCCAGACAGCCGCTTCCTTGATGGCCTCGTTCTTTTCTCTAATTGCCTGTTCCAAAGCCTCGGTATTGGCGTAACAAGCCTCTTTAGCGGCCTTTAATTGCTCTCTGGCGGCCTCTATATGAGCTTTTGCCTCTGGGTTGGCTACGGATGAGGCTGCCTCAAGCCTAGCCTCTGTAGTTGAGAAGTTTGGGTAACCCTTACTAGAAACTGTCGTACAACCCGAAAGAATGAGACATGCCAGGATTATTAAGGCGCCCATAGCTAATCTTGACATACTTTTGTCAGATGACAATCAGCGGCCAGCAATCTTTCCCCACACCCACGACCATAACAACGAAGCGACAAAACCAACGGCTCCCGCCCATCCAAAGGCAATGTTAAGTTGCCTTTCAAGATGGCGAATGCGTTCGTCGTGAGTCGTTAAATGACTGTCATGCTTTTTCAGCAGATCAGTCAAAGCGTCGAGCTTAGCGTCAATCCCGGCTAGTCTTGCGACGATTTCGCTTACTTCCTTGCGCGGCATAGATTTTATCCAATTTGGCAAGTTTCTTGTTCAGTCGGTCTCTCACCGCTTCGGGGTTCAATCGAAAACCGCAGACCCTATAAAGATCTTCGGCTAAGGTAAAAAACTCCCGAAAATGCTCTGGGGTAAAAGCCCACTCTGGCTTTCGTCTCGCTTTGCATGGGGTAATGGCAAGATCGAGGTCGGCAATTGCCTGCTCGATAATTCCACCCGTAAGGCTGATCCAGCCTCTGATAAGGTTCACCCTAGAGCTCTGGCTGAGAAACAGAATAAACCTCCCTAGGGGGTAGAACCCTAGGGAGGCTATTCAATCGACCAGTATTAGACTACCGGGCCAGTCCGAGCGTGACGGATCACGTATCCCAGATTCGGGAAGATCGGCTTGCTGCCCGAGGCGAAGATCGCTCGGAAGAAGCCAACCGTTCCGTCAGGATTGTACTGACGATCCGGGATGTTGCGCCACGTGAACTCACCACGATAGGTCTGCGGGGCGAAGTCGGCGGAATCAGTTCCGCTGATCGGCTTCGGCACGAGCGAGGTGAACACCATCGGATGATAGATGATCGACTCTTCGTATTCCGCAGTCTCGTAATCGGAGTTGAGGTCATACTTGACGCCAGTTCGGGTGTTCGCAGTGGTTGCCACTTTTTTGAAGGGGAACACACGAGTCCAAACATTGGACGTGCTGTTGTAGTTGTACCGACGGGGGAACGGATCAACAAGGTGATGGAAACCCTTGTAGGTGCGCTGCACCCCAAGAGGTCCAAGCAACTCGTTAGCCCGATCGCTCCAACGGAAGTCGTCACGGGTAGCCGTCTGCCCGGAAGTACCATTGGCCTTGATCAGAGCATCGCTCTGTTCGTAGCTGGTGATCAGCAGGAACAGAGGAGCGCCGTTCTGGCGACCATAGGCTTCCTGAGCACCACCATCACGGATCATCCGCAGGTACATCTTATCCAGATGCTGCTGATTGAGCGCAACGATGGTAGTTTCGTCAACCGTTCCAAACGCCTCAACATCGGAACCATTGGCCGAGGTTAGGCCAATAGCACTGCCAGTCGTGGTCGTAGCGATGAACTTGTTCTCGGAGAGACGCACATACTCGTCGTAGTAGCGTTCTTTCCAGGCTTCAGCCGTGGCTTCGCCCAAGATCGCCATCACATTCGACAGCTGCTCTTTCCGCTTGAGCGGGAAGCGCAGGTCGTTAAGCGACAGGTCGGGGGAGTTCATCGAGGAAGCTTTCAGCCCATAGGAGCGAAGCCTCTGACCGAACTCAATCACATTGCTCGAACCAGCAGCAAAGGAGTTTCCTGTGCCGTTGGGGCCACCTTCGCCAGCGGCTCCGAGAACTCCGTTCGCACCGTTACCGGTGAGAGAGTTCCAGGTGGTTTTCACGCTGGTGAGGTTGCCGTTGCTGTCGTAGTTGTACGGCAGCGAACGCTCGTAAACGAGCACACTGACAGAATCGCCCATCTCGTCAGGCCACACGTCCTGATTCACGAGTTTGAGCCAAGGAGAGGTGTCGACAGTCTTGCGGTAGATATCCGGGCCAATACGGCCGGACTCTTTGATCAAGAGCTGCTCGACTGCAAAAGTCGTAGACATTTTATTTAGTATCCTTTCACTAACAGGTTTAGAAACCGTAAGTCCCGCACCCTAGGTGTGGGCGGCTCCTATTGTTTTCCCTGCCGGCATCGCAGAGCTCTTGTTGCCCGATAAGCTTTCGCTGTTGACTATGCGGCGGCGACCCGCAAATACACCCGTGTCTAACGAACGCTTAGATCAAGCGTAAGTTAGTTTTTATTTTGTCAAGAGGTGGATGTTAACGAGTGACTGCGTCCAAGAAACTTACCGACTTGTCTAGGCCAGCAGACTTTTCGGGTGCTTGCCCAGATCCTGCTCCTGGCGTGGCTTTGCGGTATTCGTCGAGACTTTGACGAAGGCTATTTGTCTCTTGAGTTGTTCTTGAAACATAATCCTTAAACACCTGTACAAGGACTGGGAGAGCAACGGCTTGATAGGTCAACGCAGCCCTCTGGCGATGATCCAAAGGCTCGGAATCAAGCTTTTCGGCTTGGATACGAAGAGTATCAATCGTCTTATTCCACTCATCGTTACCCTCAACCTTTTGAAGGATTGGGACATTCTTTTGGAAGTTCTCCCAAACCTCGCCAAAAGCTTTTTTAGCCTCTTGGTCATACCTAGAACGCTCGGCAGCCTCTTTCTCCTCTTCCGCCTTGGCCATAGCCTCAAGAACGCTTTTGCTCTCTTTTATCATGGAATCACGCTTAGCGTTCAGCTGAACCAATTCTTCGACTTTGGTTCGAACCTGAAGAGCGTCTACAGCGTCCATCTCAGAAGTAAGCTCTTTAAGGATGGCTCTGCGCTTAGCTCCATCAGGCTCGTAGGAAGCCTCTACAATGGCGTTAGGGCGAACTTCGTAGATCTTGGCGATATCCGAGATTGTCTGAACTGCGGCCTTAGTTGGCTCAGCCACAACCGCCTTAAACTCACGAGTAGCTTCTACCTTTGAAACCCGCAGTTCTCCTTCAAGCTCCTCTCTTTCAGAAGCAAGCTTTTCAAGCTTCGCTTGAAGATCTTTTAACTGGGAGTCCGTCTCAACATTCCCACCTTTGTTTTCAACAACTTCAGTCCTAGCCGCAATCTTCCCTTCCATCTCCTTAAGCTTCCCACGAGCTTCCTTAAGCTCACGAGTAAGCTTGGCAAAAGCTGTTTGAGCCGAAGCTGAGGTACCTTCTGGGAGAGCTTCCTCAATGTCGTCTTTGGAGGTAGCCGAAGCTTCTTCGGTCTTGGGCTTCTCTTGAGCCTTAACATCCTCAACAATGGTGTTTTTAAGCTTATCAAGAAGTGAGTCGGGAGTTTTTGGTTCGGAAGATTTAGCTGTTTCTTTGCCATCGGTAGCCGCCGAGGGAGTCTTTTCGACTTTCTCTTGAGTCGTTTCAGCGGGTTTGGTATCCGCTACTTTTGCCGAGGGTGTTTTTTCAGGAGCAGAATCCCCAAGCTCTTTATCCAAAAAATCTGAAAAGCTTACTTCCTTGGCCTTAGCTTCTGGCTGAGGCTGGGTAGGATTTTCGACTTTAGGTGTTTCTTTAGCTGTGGGCTCGGCGGCTACCGTGGACATGGATTACTCCGAAACCTTCTTAGCTGGCTCTTCCCAAGGCTCGGGCAACTCTTCTGTCGGGACTTTGACTTCTTTCAAGGCCTCGATATTGCGAAGAGCGTCGTAATACCCTTCCCGCCTTGCATTCATCAAAGCGTTGAACTGAATCACATCGGCACCTTGAGGAACACGAGTCTCGGACGGCAATGCAATTTGCCGCAGGACTTCAAGTCCATTCATCATCACCGGGTTTTCTTCCCAGTTTTTCTTCCACTGTAGTTGAAGGTCTTCTCGTTTTGCCCAGTCAGTAATTTTCATATGGTCTTGACTCTACAGTGACAAGATTTGTCACGCAAGGCTTTTTTCACGAATCTTCTGGGCGGCTTCCGCATCACGAATTGCCATCTTCTGCTGAGCATCGGCCATCTTGATTTGCTGATCCACCTTGGCTTGGCTCATTTTGATTTGAGACTCAAGAGCGGCTTTTTGCATTTGCACCGCAAGCTTGGGGTCAATGGCTTGTCCCACACCTTCTTGTGCCGCCATTTGTTGAGCTCTCCGTGCCTCAGCTTGAAGTTGTTTTCCAATATTCTCCACCGCCTCCCTAACTTGATTGAGGACTTCCTTTGCGGCTCCGACTTCTTGTTTTCTAGTTGGATCAGCCGCAAGTTGAGAAAGATGTTGCGAAGAATGCGGGTACTGGAGTTGTAGGTAAGCAAAGGCCGTTTTCTTGTCGACTTGGCTCTGTTGGAGAGCTTGCAAGAAACGAATGCAGTCTTCCAAATGAACTTTAAGATGAACGGCGTGGTTTTCCCCGGCGTTGACGCTGACGCCTCGTCCTCCCTGCATTGCGTCATTCTCAAGTTCGGCAATCTTGGCGTCGACGGGCAACCGCTCTGTCTCGGCTTTGGGTAGATAGCGATCCACCTGGTCGTACCCAACCCGAGCGGCCACACGATCCCGAATAAGATTCCTTTGGCCAACTTCGTCGAACCGAGGAAGCATCTGTAGAAATTCGTTAAACGCAAGAAGCCGAGCACCTGGGCTACCCGCACCAACGGCACGAATCGCTTGGACTCGGTAAACTTTTTCAACCGCCTTCCACGGAACTCCCCTCGCCTCAACTCTTTTGCGGAAATCAATAGCGGCTCGGCCACCCGGCTCGTCTGCCCGATATTTGACCGTGGCCAGACGCCTAAACATTTCGCTGAGCAACTTGCCCCAAGGAGTGTAAAAAAGATTCATCGCTTGGACGGAAAGGATCGACTGCTGTGCAAGCTGGGCGTTGACCTCGGTGGCCGTCCTAGCGTCTCCATCGGGCATGATCTGCCTCTGGTTGTAAGTGCCAGTGTTGTTTTGACGAACTAGCTCAAATTCCCGAATGATCGGAAGAACATTGGCGGAAAGGTTTGGGTTGGCCTTTTCAATAATATTCAGTCCTGGGGGAAGGACAGACAAAGGCCCATTAAACATTAAGTTGAGATTGGTGGCATCCTCACCAGTGGCAGGCTGAATCATCAAGGCCGAGGAAAGCATCGCTCCGTCTGCCACTTGATTCCGTAGGCGGTTGGAAAGCTGGATAAAGGGGAAGATCTTGTACCCTAGCCCACGGATAGAATGCAGTAAGCCATTGGTTCCAATCCCATAAGTAAACATCGTGAAGGCTTCGTTGATGTGCTTGAACCGACTTGGCTTTTGGAAAAGAAAATCGTTTTCGGTGCCAGAACGAGTGCCGATATAGTGGGAAACAGTTCCGTCAAACTCCTGGGCAAAATAGTGAACACAGCGTACAACTTTGCTGCGAGCCAGCGAATAGACTAGATCGTTGTTTTTGAGTTCAGCCTGGAGGTTTTCCCAATCCCTACCCGTTGCCTTGTTCGTCTCCGTCGCCAACAAAATGGCTTTTCGAGTCTCCTCGACATTCCAGCCAAGTTCTTTGGCGATCTTTGGATTCTCAATAAAGCGATATAGCTCACCTACAAGGTAGTGACGCTCAATCGTAGCAATTTCTACCTTGCTGTCGCAGGCTGGTGTTCCCCGAGGAACACGAAAGTCTTTAAGACCACAGACATTCCACTGCCAATTTCGGTTATCCTCAAAGAAAGTGACTCCCACTCCATAAGCGACAAACTGATGAGCAAGAAGCTGCTGTTTGTAATAAAACTCGTCCCAATCCACCAAAGTCCGATGAAACTCCTCGGCGATAATGCTCTCCCACTCGGCTCTTTGAGAGGGATCCCCTTCGGAGGTTTTGACCAAAGCCAATTTGTCCACCGAGTTGACGAGATCCGAATAAGCGGCCAAAGAAGTCTCAAGAGCTGCGGCCGCTTCACCAAAGTTGAGGTTGGCTCGATACCCCTGCCCAAGAGATTTCAACTGACTCGGGTTGTAGGGAGGTTCTCCATCCAGCATTGCCTGCACTTTTTGGCGGTCGATTGCCGAAGAATCATCGGCATTCCGCATCGTAAGAAAAATTGAATGGGCGCTTTTTGCGTCCTTAATTCTTGAGCGTGGCGGTTTTCCGCTGTCTGTAATGGTTTCTAGATTTAGTGACACGGGTATTTTTAGATTAACACCGAGTTAATTTCGTCAAGAGACGCCCAATACTTGGCGATCCATATGGGAGCAAACATCGTGTTTCTTCAATTTTTCAAGCCACGAGTCACCACGAAGTTTTGTCAGTTTTGCTCCAGCGTAGGCTCCAAGACGATTTCGACACAAATCCAGCATAATCAAGGCGGCGTCGGCCAAGTCTGGGGATTTCCCCATTCTGGCTTTCATATCCTTTTTAGGCTCTACAATCAGTTTTCCACCGGCAAGGGTGCTGTATTTTCTCGAGGTTAACTCCCTAGCCAAGTCGGGGGAAATACCCCGCAATTGACCAGAACGCAAAAACTCAACGCCGACATACCACAATTCAGTAACCCGATTGTTGAACTTCTCGTTCGACTTGATTGGAGACACGCCGCTGACTGGAAGGTTGGAGGGCTTTTCCCCAAACTTGACCCGATAGATACGATTTGACCAAAGCTCACTTAGGATGTCGCAAAAAGGATCCCCTGCGCCAGTGGCGTCAATTGCAAGGTGCTCCGGGAGCACACCCTGGGCTTGGCATGTCTCCTTTACCAATCTGGCGATTTGAAAGTTTCGTGGTTCGTTGGCTTTAGTTGAGTCTTCCCGAAGGATATGCGGTTTCTCAAAGGCCAACCCATAAACTCCTGTATCCAGCTTGCCAAATGAGCCGATATACAAAACCGAACGATCTCCACCATTGGTAAAGGCTGGGTCAAACCCGGCAACCTTGATCGGAGCTCCGTCCCATTTTGGCTGAACTTCTCCCTCATATCTCCTCAAGTCCGCCTCGGAGTAAATGTTCTGCTCGGCTCCAATAGGCGATGGGAAGGATCGAATAAACCGCCAGTAAGAAAGGCTGTTCTCCCCTTGAAACTCACGAGCCTCTCGAAGTTGCTTTGAGGTAAGTAAAAATGGCCATTGATCCTCTGCGTCAATGTTGGGTGTCCTCTCGCCATCAAGATGAATGCAATAGCCTCTTGAAGTCTCCCAGCCGTCCATTTCAGCGTTTACGTTGTTCCAGGTTACTTTTGGAGTGATGAACTGGCCAAAGGGGTCGTAGGCCGAAGCGAAGTTACCCAAGGCGATACATTGGAAATAGGGGTTGGAATCTAGGTTATGAATAGCCTCAAAGATCGCTGGCGAAACGTCCGTGGCCTCGTCGACCAGCAGAAATACCCTTTTGTTCTTTAGTCCAATAAGCTTTTCGGTGGCTTCCTTTTCCTTGTCCTTTGCGGAAGGGATAAGGGTTATTGAGGAGCGGTCACTCCCAGCTTCATCTAAAATTAACTTTCCCATCGAGTCCACAATTCGACCAGGAAGACCTGGAATTTGAAGATGACGCTCCCGAATTACCCCCCACATTCGCTTTCTGGCCTCTCGAACGGAGGTGGTGGTGACAAGGACAAGAGTATTGAATGGGTCGCAAAGCCAATTAACTAGCCCCCAAATACCGATGCAGTGAGTTTTGCTGGACGATTTAGGGCCAGAGATGCCTAGGTAGTTCCACTTGCAGGCTTCCTCAAAGATTCGCTCGGCCCAAGGGTTCCAATGAAATCCCGATTTGTTCTTCTTGGGGTCATATGGCCACAGCAAATCTACTACTTTTTTGAAATGCCCATACTTGCCTAAGCCACCAGACTCTGGGCTAAAATTTTCCCTAAAGCCTATAAGTTCGATTGTGGCGTCAGTTGCCTCAATTGGCCAAATTCTACCATATTTTTCAAAGCTCTCTCCCATAACCCAATGGGAAGACACTAAGATTCGTCAAGAATCAGTCAAGATTTTTTAGCCTGTTTTCACAATTTGTTGATTTTTAGGCATTTCCCAAAGTTGCACATTGGGCTAACGACCCGTCTCTGTAAGTCACTTTCTGCCAACATTTTCCATTAAGTGCTTCAGATAGAGGATAATACCTGTGCAAGTTGGGAAATGCAATGTGCAAGGTTGAGCAATAATTTCGCTTGACTCATGTCAAGAATGTCAAGATAGTCTGTCAAGATTCTAATTCCATAAAGTTTTTATGAAACCAATCGTTATTCAAAAAGGCTGGGCAAAAGTTCGGATTTACGAGTGTCCTCTGCGCCGCGGGGGAGACGAGTACATGACCTACATCATCGTTTGGTATGTCGGCAAAAAACGGATGCGCCGAGGCATGGCCTCGCTTGAGCTAGCCAAACGGGAGGCAAAGGCGATTGCGGAACAACTGGCCGACGGCTCGGCCACAACGACGCAGATCACGCAAAAGGAACTTCAGTATTATCGGCAGTGCGAGTCCCTCTTGAATGGGGTTCCCCTAGACCGAGCCATTAAGGCTTACATCGAATCCAATCCCAAAGAGGTTAAACAAATCAAAATTAAGGAGCTTGTGGAAGAGTTCCTTAAGCGCAACGACGCTGACCCCAACCTGTCCAAGGAGCAGAAACGGACTATCCGCCATCACCTCACCCGTTTTTCCGAAAGGATGAACCGCCCGATCCCAGTCATCACCCCAAGGGATATTGACGAATACCTAGATGACCCCACCTATGCCCCACGCACACGCCACAATCATCGGGCATCTATTATTGTCCTTTTCAACTACGCCAGACGGAAAGGCTATCTCCTCGAGGACAAGCGTCATGCGGCCGAAAAGTCTGAAGAGATCCGCTTTAAACGCCCGGATGTGGAGATCTATTCCCCCGAACAGGCTGAAGCCATGCTTCAGTTGGCCGAGCCCAAGTTAATCCCTTTCTTGGCGATTGGTCTTTTTTCAGGAGTTCGCACTGCCGAGCTTTGCCGACTTAACTGGGAGGATATTGATTGGGTTGGTGGGAATATTCGATTGGATCGCAACATCACCAAGACGAATCAATCCCGCCTTGTCCCACTTCTCCCAAACCTCGCCGAATGGCTGGCTCCCTACAAGGGTAAGAAGGGGAACATTATGAACTCGATGGGGACCAGGGAGCCGACACGTTTTGTCAGCCCCTGGTTGATTAAGTCGGAAAACCCTAAATTACCATCAAAGTGGATCGATAATGGGATGCGGCACAGCTTTGCCTCTTATTACCTTGCTTACAGCAAGACGCAGCCAGAACAGCCTTGGCTTGCGGACACTCGGTCAGCATGCTGCTGGGGACCTACAAAACGGTTGCCCTTCACGGCGAATCGATAACTCAGGAGGTGGCCAAACGATATTTTGAAATCCGACCAGTGGTGGCGGAAAATATCGTTCCAATCAAACATGCCAAATCAAAGAGGGTCTAACACCACTCAGACTTCGTTTACCTTGCCAAAACACCTTTTAAAATGGGTGCAGGAACAGGCCGATAAACGTGGTTTGAAAACATCAGAATATATCCGTCACTTGCTTTTAAAGAATTGGGACGAACATAATATCCCAAAAGGGACAAAAAAATAATTAATTAGTACGCCATTATGGCGTAATAATTACGCAATTTACTAATTATTAGATATTTACGATATTGCCTTTAATAAAGCTACGCATACCCTGCGTGGATGAAGGGTAGGCGTAAGTTTCATTCGGAAAGCACGGAAAAGACTAATTTAGTCCTTCCGTCATCTGTCAAAAAAGACGCCATCGAAACCGCAAAAAAACTGCGGCTTTCACTTTCGCAATTCGTAGTCCAAGCCGTTTGCCAATTTGTAAAACAAAACAAAAATTAATTTTATTTTTTTTTAAGATTTTTCTTGCATGGGTACATCCGGGGTATACACAACCTAGAAACTCGCATGAAAATGATTCTAGAAACCAAGTCAGTTAGAATCTTTTCACAACCCAGCGGACAATTGGCGGTGGAGCTTGAGCCACTCGACGAACACGGATGGCCGAAAGAACTTCCCAGTGACACGATTTACACGATCACAAATTTAACGAAACGCCTCGGGGTTTCTAGGCGTACAATCTACAGCTATTTCCGCAGACGACATAACCCACTCCCCTATTCCAAGGCGGGTGGTCGGCCAAGAGTTATGGAGTCGGATCTTTTGTCTTGGCTTGCTCGTGAAAAAACGAGAACGGAAAGAATCAGCATCCTATGATTAGGTTTTTAAAAACGAGGGCTGTCACAAAGAAAGGAAAGAATGACACCCACAAAAGAATTGATTGCCATCGATCCAGGCAAGTCCGGGGGAATTGCTTGGAAAATGGCTTACGGAGCCAGAGCCATAGCCATGCCACCGACGGAACCAGATATTGCCCTAAAGCTAAAGGAGATTTATTACCATCTGGACAAACCTACAGTCCTCATCGAGGAAGTGGGAGGTTATATCGGGAGGCCACAGCCGGGTTCAGCCATGTTTACTTTTGGTCGCAATTTCGGGTTCTTGTTAGGCGTTCTGACCTGCCTTTCGGCAAGGATCGTTCTAGTCCGACCACAAAAATGGCAAGGCTACTTAGGGCTTGGGAAAAGCGAAGGGAATCGCACCAAGTGGAAAAACAAACTCAAACAAAAAGCGCAGAATTTGTATCCAGGCCTTGATATTACTCTGGCGACAAGTGATGCCCTTTTGATTTTGGAATACGGAGCAAAGACGGAGTGATGGAACTTTACGATTGGCAAAAGGATTCGGCGGAGGCCTTGCTCTCCAGTCTGCGGGAGAACCATGTGGCGGCGGATTGGAGTGATACCGGAACTGGTAAGACGGCCAAGGCTGTTTGGATTGCCCGTCAGCTTGGAAAATCAGTGGCGGTCATTTGCCCAAAGGCTGTTATTCCGGCTTGGAAAAAATGGTGCGAAGCGGCTGGAATCGAACCAACTTTCATCATCAATTACGAGAAACTTAGGGCTGGCTCCACTCCTTATGGAGATTTCGTTGGGGGAGCCTGGGTGTGGTCAAAAGCGATCGTCTACGATCAATTGTTTATTTGGGACGAGGTTCACAAATGCAAAGGCCAAAACTCCCTTAATGGGAAAATGCTGATTGCTTCCCGCCCTTACTACACTCTTATGCTTTCAGCCACTTTTGCCTCTAACCCATTGGATATGAAGCACTCTGGCTATGTGCTTGGTCTCCACGATTACAAGAATTTTTGGCCTTGGTGCATCAAGCATGGGGTTAAAAAAGCTCCTTGGGGAGCCATGTCATACTTTGGAGGGAAGAAAAAATTAGATTTAATCCATCAAGCAATGGCCTCAAAAGCCAGCAGGATTAGGGTCAACGAGCTTGGGGACAAGTTTCCAGACAACGAGGTTTTTGCCGAAGCTTACGATTGTGGCGATGTCCAGGGCTTGTACGACGCTCTACAGCAAAGACTGGCAGAGCTTGAAGCAAGCAAGGCTGCCGACAAGCCACACCCTATGACCGAGATCCTAAGGGCTAGGCAGGAATCGGAGTTACTTCGTGTTCCCGTGCTTGTCGAGTTGACCAAGGCTCTTCTGGACGAAGGCCGCTCGGTAGTTATTTTCTGCAATTTTCGGAATTCTCTTGACGAATTATTGTATAACATTCAGGACTGTTCGATGATATGGGGAGATCAATCGGTAGATGAGAGAGAAAGGATGATCTCCGATTTTCAGAGGGAAGAAACTCATGTGATGCTCTGCCAAATTCAGAGCGGTGGAGTTGGTGTTTCGCTTCACGACGAGAATGGGCTACGCCCTCGTAGTTCCCTTATTTGTCCGACCTACTCGGCCATTGATCTTAAACAGGCTTTGGGGCGCATCCATCGTGCCGGTGCCAAGTCCAAGGCCATTCAAAGAATAATTTTTGCCGCCGATTCCATTGAGGAACAAGTGATGAGTCGGGTTAAGGCAAAATTAAAAAACATTGGAACACTTAACGACGGAGACATTGCAACGATATGAAAACAAAAACAGAAGCATTGCAGGATCGAATTCAACGGGTGTCCGGGCAGTTCTATGTCCTCGGAGTCCAATATTTCGAAGGCATCAAGGGGCGTGACATCCCCAAGTGGGAAGAAGATTTCCAAGGTGCGATGGAGGAATACGAAGCAATTCGAGACGAGTGGGTAAGCTAATGAGCGGACACCACGAGTTCTCCCCTTCTCAGCTGATGTATCGGGAAGCCTGCCCAGGCTGGAAGCCCGACGAGGGATCGCAATCTGTCCAGGCTGCCGAGGGAACGATGATGCACAAGGCCTTGGAGACAGGCGACTTAAAGGGACTTAATGAAGAGCAGACAAGATGCGTAACGCTTGTAAGCGACTTGTTTGCCGCAATGCGGGAAGAGCTTGAAAAGGGCGACTCAAAAGTTGAAACCCACCAAGAGCTTCGCCTTGGGATTATGGATCTGACATTTGGGACGGCGGATCTAGTGCTCGTCAATGGAGCTTACGCAAAGATTGGTGACGCCAAGTTTGGGTGGAGTGCGGTGGAGGACGCTGAAACCAATCTCCAGGGATGGGCTTATGCCATTGGCGTATTTGAGAAATGGCCTTCCGTTGACTATGTCGAAGTGGTCTTTGCTCAACCTAGGCTGGATATGGTTAGCCGTGCAAATTTCTACCGTAAGGCTGACCTAGAGCGGATGAAGCTTCGTGTGATGGCGGTCATCGCACGAGCCAAGGATCACAAGCCAGAGGATTTAAGGCCAAGCGAGTTTTCTTGTTTGTATTGTGGAGCCAAGGCGACATGCACGGCTCTTCACAAAAAGGCTCTGATTATCTCCAGCAAGTTTGTGGAGCTTGCGCCAGACAAGGAATTGCTCGACCTCTACAACCCGGAGCAGCTGGCGACTCCACAGCTGCGGAGCAAGGCAGAGGTTCTTAGGAGAATTCTAGAGCCGTGGTGCGAGAAGGTTCGTCGAGACAATTTAAGACACGCACTGGAAACGGGAGAAGAGATACCCGGATTTGAACTTAAATCTAGGGCTGGCCGCAGGTCGGTAACCGATCCCCAGGTCACTTGGGAGCTCGTGAAGGATCGGCTTAGCCCAGAAGAATTTGCCGCCGTGACAGAAGTGTCCGTTGCCCAACTTCTGAAAGCTTACTCCGATAAGGCGCCGCGAGGCTCCAAGGAGAAGTTTAAACAGGAGATCGAAGACCGACTCACTGATGCGGGAGTCCTGCAAGGTGGGGAAGACATTCGATACCTACAAAGAACAAAGGAAAAATAAATATGAAAACATCATTCGCAAAACCTGCGACTAAACCAATCCAGAAACCGCAACCCAGACGAGTGGAGCCAGTCGAGGAGGTCGTTGAAGAGACCTCGACAGAACTGGCAGTCACCGAAACCGCATCGACCAGCCTTACGGTAAGAGCTTCGGTTGATGGCCAGATTCAGGGTGAGTTCAGCCATCGGGATTTAATCATCCCTCGGCTCAACCTCGTCAACAAGACCGGCGACCTGTCCAACCAGTTCGCTCCTGGCTCGTTTGTCTACAACAAGGAAATCGTCCTTGGGGATGGCAAGAAGCCGACTCCAATCACGATTCTTCGTCTGGTCAAATTCTACATTCAGGATGTCCCCTACGGCTCTGGCGAAATGCCGAAGAACTTCGCCTCGATCCGTGATGTGCGTGAAGCGGGTGGAGCTTTGGCGGGTGACGCCGATGTGGAAGAAGGAACCGACACCTATTCCGAGGCGATGACCTGCATCGTTCTTGTGAAGTCTCCAGCCAAAGAGCATCCGTTGTTCCCCTACGATTTTAATGGGGACTACTACGCTCGCGCCCAGTGGCTCCTCACCAAGAGTGCCTATCGGGCAACTGGACGGAAGATCTTTACGGACTCCCAGGGACCGCTCCGTGAAGGGATCGATACGGCTGCCTACGAACTGACCTCAAGCCTGCGGACAAGCAGCGTGGCCAGTTGGTATGTGCCGACGGTCAAGCTGGCAACGAAGCACACGCCCGAGTTCGTCGAATTCGTGCGAAGCCTCAACAGCTAAAATGACTGAAGTTCCCGCTCATGGTGTGCAGGGAGATCCTGCAACGGCTCCAACACAAGACAGCACCTCCTCAGCTTTAGAAACAAGCGCGGAACTTTATGTCCCATCCATCCTCGAAGTGGCGGATACGGCTTGGGAAGTCATCCATCGGATTATGACGAAAGGGAGCGACAAAAGTGTTTTTGGGCAGTGGTTCCATACGGACTCTCGCCGATACAACGCCGACCGATGTGTCGGGCATGTGTGTCAGGCGATGATGCAACTGGATGGCAACAGAGCTCAGAAAGACAGTCATGGAGAGGATGCTGTCGATCATCTGGAGCGAGCCCTTGTAAGGGCGGCGTTTCTACTTTTTAAAACCAAGAAAGGTAAAGTTGAATGAGACTTAAGAAACAAACCAAAAAGAAGCAGCGGGTTGGCGTCAAGGTCGATATGGACAAGGCTTTGGTCGAACACGCCAAACGGGTCAATCAGAACAAGCTTGGGGTCATTACTTATCTTGGTTCGAAGGATATCGAGATGTGCGAGGTGAGCTTCCAGACCGACGACAAAACTTTCACGAAGGTGGCTCAGATTGGCAGTGATCTTATCCAGTCCGACAAACACAAGCTGTTTGGATACGCCATCGTCCGAGCCATTGAGGATGTGATGGAGGAAGAGAAAAAGGCCTCAAAATGCTCGAAGCGTTAAGGATGAGGCTATTCGTATGGCTAGCCAACAGGTGGTTTCCCCACCTCACCTTCTCAACCGATCCGACGACTGGATCCGTCGTTACTATGGTTTTTTCAACCAAGGAAGAAACGGTGGATCGGGTGATGGCGTGGATGGTCAAGGAGGATGTCCTGTGAGCGATCGAGAAATCAATCGGCTACGGGACTTCTACCACGGGTTGACGGACGAACTTGGTCGTGTTCGAAAACACGCCGAGGAAGCCAATAAGGTTTCGGACGGACTCATGCACCTCTGCCAGGAGCATTTGACCTTTTTGGCGGAACTGGAGCAACAGAACGCAGACCTTCGCAGAGAGAACCGAAATTTAAAAGAGAGGATCAATCAACAATTAAAGGAGGGAGACCGATGCAACTCTTTGTTATCGGCCTAATCCTAGGATGGATAGGCCATTACACCTACGTTTGGATCAGACACCGCTCGGTGTTTCACACAACCTCGTACACGACCAACTCGGGAAAGACATCCTATGTCTCCTACACTTGGCCGAAACATCTGAAAATCGCAAACAAGCTTTGGCCTTTTCGGAAGGCCGAGGAAGTGTTTGTCGGGAAAAAACGAGGGCGGAAAAAATGATTGAAGCCCTAAAGTATATCTTTTTTTCCGTGGGTGTTGTCGTTTCAACCATAGCCATCGTGTTCGTCTGTTGCTTCTGCGCTTGGGCTTTTGACAAGTGGAGGAAAGAGCGATGACCAGCCAACCCGAAATAACAAAGGAAGACATTCGTCTGGCCAAGCTGGAAAAGGCTATTGAGACGATTGAGGCTGAGAACTTTGGGCTTAAACAGCGGATTAAGGAACTGGAAGACCAGATTCGTTACGACTTCCCTCCCCTCAAGGAGCCGGTGGAAATAATTGGATCCTGGCACAAAACGAAAGGAAACAGCGAATGAGCGTAGATGTAAGAGTCAGATCAACCGAGGACAAGGAAAACTCAAAACTAAATTTTGAGATCCATTTGGATCGTTTTTCAGCAACCGACCTAGAGTTGGCGGCAGCGCAAAAGATTTATCAGAGGGTGGCTAACCTTCTTGAGATCTTGACGCAGGAGGTTGAGAACCCTTCAGAGGAACCTTCCAGAATTATCGTTCCATAATGTACGCCGTCGATTTCGAGACGACGTACTCTTCAGACGTCAACATTGATGCTTTGGGGCAGTGGCATTACTTACGCCACCCCTCAACCGATGTTTATTTGGTCTCCATTGTGGGGCCAGGTCTGGAGTATGTAGGCCGACCCGAAAAAGCTCCCTGGGACAAAATCGATGGGAAGCATTGGGTTGCCCACAACTACAGCTTTGACGGAGCCGTCATGCAGGTGCTGCGGGAGCGTGGGATTACGAAGGCCCTTCCTAGCACCTTCACTTGCACGGCTAACTTGTCCGTCTTTATGGGTGCTCCGAGGAATCTTGGCGGGGCGTCCAAAGAGCTCCTAGGTGTTGCCGTCGACAAGGATCCTCGTGCGTTTATGAAGGGCAAGACTTGGAACGATGTGGTTGCCCTAGGCAAGGCCAAGGAGATTGAAGAGTACGCCCTTAACGATTCCAAACACTGCCTCGACCTTGCGAAGACTTTCCTTGGTCGCATGCCCGAAAACGAGCAACGCCTATCTCGGCAGACGATTGAGATGGGGTGGAGAGGGTTTGCCGTTGATTCCCCTTTGGTGGACAAGGGTCTCAATGTCCTTGATTGGATTCGTATCAAAGCCAACGAAAAGTTGCCCTGGGCAAATGACGACCACACTGGGGATGTTCTTAAGGTATCCGAACTAGCCAGAGCCTGCCGAGAAGCTGGAATTCCAGTCCCTCCCTCAACCTCGGAAGATGACCCGGCCTGCATCCGTTGGGAGGAAGAGTTTGGTGAGAAATTTCCTTGGGTGGCGGCGATGCGGGATTGGCGAAAGGCCAACATGCTCTTCACTAAGTTGGAGATCCTATGGAAACGGAGACGGCCTGATGGTTCTGTTCCTTTTGGGTTAAAGTACTTTGGTGCTCAGACCGGACGCTGGTCGGGGGAATCCAAGTTTAACTTCCAGAACCTGCCTAAGGGCGAGATTCACGGGGTCGACCTACGAGCCTGCATCGTCCCAAGAGAAGGGAAGAAATTCATCATCTCCGATCTGGCTCAGATTGAGCCGAGAGTTTTGGCTTGGCTGTGCGGAGACGAGGAACTCCTTAACGCCATGCGTCATGGCTACGGCATCTACGAGGCCTTTGCCGTTGCCTCGGGGATCTGGAATGGAAACAAGGGGACGCTGAAAAAGGGTGACCCGGCCAAGTACGCTCTGGCCAAGGCACAGGTCTTGGGTCTGGGCTATGGGTGCGGGTACAAGAAGTTCGTTTTGGTGGCTAAAATGATGGCTGGTCTTGACTTGGATGAATCAAGATCAAAGGAGATTGTCGATCGGTACCGAAGGAAGAACACCAAAGTGGTAGCCCTTTGGAACCGCCTAGAAAGAACGCTCAAAGAGTCACAAAGCGAGGACTGCCACATCGAACTGCCTTCTGGCCGTTCCCAGAAATACTTTGGCGTCACCAGTCAGATGGGACCGCATGGTCGCCCAGATTGGAGAGCCTCGGTCAACATGGGCGGACCCAAGTTCCCCTTCTGGGGTGGGAAGCTCTGCGAGAACCTTGTCCAAGCCACCGCTAGGGATGTCTTTGGAGAGTGCCTCTTAAGGCTGGAAGACGCTGGCCTTTCCATTCTGGCTCATGTCCACGACGAGGTGATCCTAGAAGTTGACCAGGATGTGACCTGCGAAGATGTGAACCGACTCATGGCCGTGACACCCGACTGGCTGGAAGGCTGCCCAATCGAGGCCGAGTCCCACGAAGCGGAGTGTTACAAAAAATGAAATACAAACCTCACTTCAACCCGGTTTTTGGAAAGTGGAAAACCGCACCCTATGGAAGGAATCCGAATGAAAGAACCAAAATGGAGAAAGTGTCTGAAATGTGGAAAGAGGTTTGTCGAAGAATCACTTCTTTGTATGGCCTGCGACGCAAGTCGAACAAAACCAAAAAAGCTAAGGGCGAAAAGAGGTAAGAAATGAAATTCACATTCATCGGAGAATCCGTCAAACCTCCGTGCGAAACTTATCATACCCGGGGCTCGTTTGAGATTCCAACCAAAACAACTCTTGAGTTTGTGGCAGAGGATGTCGACACAATCATATCGCAACTCAAGCCATTCCTTCAAGGGTGCGGCTACAACATCGACGGGGAGATTGAATACAAGGAGCCAGAGGAAGTAAGCCCCGGCACTGAGACAACCGACAGACTCCGGGAAGAACTCCATAGGAAAGCTGGAAAATGAGCCAGTGGACCTTCCTGCCTAACGAGCGATGGGTGCAAACACCCAAGGGGGAAGGTTTGTGGATTGCCGTCATCGACTATGGGAAGTCCGACAACCCGGTCTATTTGGTCGAGCTTAACGACACGGGCAAACACATCTGCGTGGATATGAGCGAGATCCGAGGGACAGAGAATTTGATGTTTGGAATTAAACGGCCTGAACCGCCGGAAAGGACAATGTGAAGACAACTCTATTTAGAATCCCCAACCTCACCTCCCGAACTGCCGAACCCGTAAAGCCGTGGGAGGTGGCTCCCGTCACCCTGCCCAAGTTCAAGGAGAAGGAGGAGTTCCGCAAGTGGTGCCAAGCCGACACGACCGATGGCCTATTTGTCTCTGGGTTTGAGGGTCTCAACCCTCATGTGCGGGTCAGCAAATCCAACGAGCCGTTCAAGATGCACGGCCTCATCGCCGATTACGACACTCCCCTCACCGACGAGCAGTTGGTTGAGGGTCTGAGCCGGGAGACCAAGCCGGGTTTCAAGCCGATGTACGCTCACAAGACTTTCAGTTCGGGGGCTCGGGTGGTGTGGATGTTCGAGGAGCCAATCCATGTGTTGCCGGGAGTGTTGAAAGAGTTTCTGCATCTTTTGGTCAACGAGACAAAGGCCAAGAGCCTCTTTCCCCGCCTCGACGAGGCCGTTTACAAACCCGACCAGTACTACGCTTGGTTCCCCGGAGCCTTGAAGTTTTCCGACCAACCCATCCGTACCGAGGCCGTCCACAGCGTTCTTTCCGAGGCCGTCGAGAAAGCCAAGAAGTATCGTGGGGAAGGAAGGGTCCAGATCCCCTTGGATCGGGTCTACGCCAAGGTGCAGGAACTTTACCCAGGCCGCTGGGTCGGACCTTTCGAGGAGGGAGTTCGTGGACCCTTGTTCTGGATCGACGACAACATCGACAGGACGGGAGCCCAGGTAACCAAAACCGGCATGATCTCCTACTCTACCCGCGCCAACAAAGGGTTTATGTCTTGGGCGGACTTGTTCGGTGCGGCGTGGGTGCAGGAGTTTGTGGAGGATCGCTTCGGTGGCCCAATGCAAAGCTATTGGCACGACGGAAAGTTCTATTGGAAGAAAGATATGGAGGGATTTTGGAGACCCGCCAACAAGGATGATGCCAGACAGGATATCGTCGGGACTTTCGGGCTTAGCTCGGCTCCCGACGCCCGAGGCTCCCTCTCCCAGGCCGACGAGGCTCTTCGCCGTATTCGGGAAGCTCGGGTCGTTCATGGTGCCGTCCCCTGCCTCTTCGACCACAGAGAAGTCGTGGTGCAGAACGGAAAACGGATGCTCAATGTCTCCAAGGCACGGGTTCTTCAGCCTGCCGAGGGGCATCACGAATGGGGGCAGGGATTTCCTTGGATCGCCGAGTTTTTGGATTCCGCCATCGATCCAGTCGAATCCCTCCCCTACTTAATGGCGTGGCTTAAGAGATTCTATGTCTCGGCACTCGAGGGGAAACTTGTCCCAGGGCAGGCCGTCTTCATTGCCGGTCCGGTGGGTCAGGGCAAAACCTTCTTTGGCACCGAGATCGTGGCCAAGCTGATGGGTGGAGGAGCCGACGCCTCCGACTTCCTGGTCAAAGGTCGTGACTTCAACAACGAGTTGTTCGAGGTCTCCGTCTGGAATGTCGACGACTCCTCCAGTGCGGATTCTTCCGAGGCTCACCGAAGGTTCAGCCGCATGATCAAGCGTGGGGTGGCCAACACCAAGCATTCCTACCATCGCAAGTTCCACGACGCTCAGACCGTGGATTGGCGGGGGAGAATCATCGACACGCTCAATGACGATCCAGAATCCATCCAGGCGATCCCCCACACCGATGGTTCCATCCTCGACAAGATCAGCCTCTTCAAATTCAAGTCGCACAAGCTGTTTGAGACGATGGGTCATCTGGACACCGAACGGATGTTGTCGGAGGAGTTACCTCACTTCGCCGCTTGGCTACGGGACTGGGAAATACCGGCAGAGGTCGTTGGCTCCAAGCGGTACGGCGTGAAGTCCTACCACCACCCCATGCTGCTAGCCGAGAGCCGTGCATCCTCCAGCGTCCACGGGTTCCAAGAGTTTCTGGAGTTGTTCCTCAAGAACTACCGCTCCGATCACCCTGGGGAAACCGAATGGAAAGGCACGGCTACCGAGCTTCTCCTAGCCATACAAAACGACGCCTCGCTGTCAGGTAGCGTGAAGATGTTTGTCAGCAACAGCCGAGCTCTAGGTCGTATGTTGGCCAGCCTTGCCGTGACTGGAGAGATGGTGGAGAGAAAAACCCACGACGGATACACCGTGTGGAAAATCAAACTATGACTTTAATTTGTAAACCCTATTGACAGTTAATTTTTCGACTTACAATTGAGGTTATATGCCAGCTATTCCTACAAATTTGTCACCCGAGGGTCACGACGACCAGGCGATCACAGCGGTCAAGATTAACAAGATTCTTTCAGAACGCTTGCCAGCTTTGGTGGGTGGCAAAATTCCGGTGGAGTCCAGCGCAAGCCTAAGTATCAGTGGCTTTTCAACTGAAACAACTTTGTCGTCTGTTAATGGCAAACTTCCTTCTCTCTCCAGCGGACGGATCCCTACAGAGTCAAATTTGCGGGATGGTTCCGGGAATAGCATTACTTCAACGATTGATGGGTCTAAGCGAAGACTTGATGTAACGCTATCTTCAGCTGGAACCACTGGGGCAACTGCTCCGACCATTGCCAATTTATATGGTGGGACTGACGGAACTAGCTTAAGGCCTTTGTCCGTAGACACTTCTGGGGTTACGAATGTAAATACTCGTCCTCGCAACTCCACCGTTACTCGTACCGCAAGTACAACTTCATCGACTGCAAACTCAAGCGCTCAAGTTTTGGCTTCAGACGCCAACCGACGATACCTTCTTTTCCAAAATATTTCGGACACAGATATGTATCTGAACTTTGGGGCGGCAGCGACAACCGACAATCTTTTGATTTCTAGGAATGGTGGGTCAATCGTATTTGAGTCTGGGTTTGTCCCAACAGATCAGGTCAATGTGATTTGTTCCGGAATCAGCAAAAAGTACTTTGCCCTAAGTGCATAGTTTATGGGGTTAATCCAGCCAATCCGTTCTCCGCTGGTTTTTGCGGAGTATTCTTTCGCGGCTACGCCAGCAACCACCGCAGATGTTGCTCAAACAACATTTACAATTCCAGGTGGAAGCATGGGGAAAAATGGGTCTTTGGAGGGCTTACTTTTTGCTTCGTGCACTGCAAACGCAAATGGTAAAAGAATTAGGGCTTTTATCTCATCGGCTAACACTGGGGCTACAGCCGGAGTTGGCGGAACTCGATTTGTTAACCTAAATATTGGGGCTCAATCGTCTACGGCTATTGTGGGAATGCGTGGTTTTGGGCTCTTTAACAAAAACTCAGAATCTTCCCAAATCTCGCACCCATCGGCTTCGGCAGGAGTAAGCGCCGCAACATCTACTTTTGATTTTGAAAATTTAGGGATTGATACAACTCAAACTTTTTACATTACGATTGGGCTTCAAAAAGATATCACAACTGACGCTTTGCAGTTGCAGATGGCTCGAGTCCAGGTCAATTACGCTCCGTAGGGCAATAAGTGGGTTAGGGAAAACCCACTTGGACGGCAAAACCCACTTACCTAAACCCTTGTCCATCAGAACCCAAGTGGGTTAAGTGGATTAAGTGGGTTATTTTTTAGGTCGTATTCCTGCGCAATTTGCAAAATGGGGCGAAATCCAGAATATTTATAAAACACTCTACTTAAAAATAATCCACTTAAATCCACTTAATCCACTTGAATATTGATAATCAAAGACTTAGCTGTAGTGGGTTTTCAAGTGGGTTTGAAAAAATAGGGTTTAACCCACTTGGTGTTTGTCTATCAACGACTTGTACGCTTTTTCTTCTTTTTATCCCTTTTGGGACATATCTTTTTAACCTTTGCTGAAAGATCTCCAAATGCACCAGCTATGGCCATTGCGATTAGGGTGGCGGAAACTAGAGCTAGGGTTGATCCTAGCGACGATATAGCGTCGCAGATTGCCGACTCCCCAATCATATCTCGTCAACCTCGTCACACCATCCTTGTGGTTGGGCTTCGTAATTTTCGATCAAACTTTCGATGAGGAGTTGTTCTTCAAGTTTCTTTTGGTGTTTGTCCATCACCTCATCTTGAAATTTATTTTTGGGAGTCAACTCCCCTAACCCAACTTTTTTACCGATCGAACTCGAAATGTTTTCCTTCTTCGGTCACACGAACAATCAGATCACCCTCTTCGTCGCACACAAACTCAACCAACCCCTCGTCGGCCATCCACTTTAAAATGGCAACGACTTCCCCGGGATCTGCCTCGTCGATGTCTTTCAACCTCGTCTCCAGGTATTGTTGTTTCGACCACGATTCAACCCTCGAGCCATAACTCGAAGATTGCTGGGGCGATTGTTTTGTGGGTTTCCGTCCTTGTGGTCGATGTCTCGCTTGTCCCCCTTTCGCACCAGCCCAGCACGGATGGCCTTTCTACGGGCGTTGTTTCTTGCCGCCCTATCTTTTTTTGCCCTGGCTGAACTGTGGTACTTGGCGTACTCACGAGCATAATTTCTTCCGAGAGGCATATCGGTTATCTCCTAGCCGCCGCAGCGTTGTCGATGAGGTTTGGGTATTTGCGGCCAGCCTTTTTGGCTCGTGCCCTAGCCCAAGCCACATCTCTTGGGGACAGCTTCTTGCTTTTACGAGAGGGATTTTCCTTGTCCCAAAAAGCTTTCATCAGCAGCTCCAAAGAACTTTCCGTGCCCAGTAATTTGCGGAGAGCTTTCCATTGCCACCCTTGATTCCTCCGCTCCTGGCGCAATAGCTTTTGCGACGCTTTTCGCTTCGATGCTGGCGATAGTCCTTCATCGAACTATCCCCGAAATGCACGAGCTTCTCTTTCCCGCCTTCGCAGGCTTTGACCATCATCTTCTTACCGGGCCGTGTGCTTTTACGCGGCTTGTTGCAAGGCATGTTTGCTTTTCCCAGCGGCATACTTCGATTGTATCAACCCGATCGCTTTGTCTAGTCGGGTCGGGAAAAACAAAATTAAATTTTTTACATCACCCCCCGCGAAACCTCCTATATAAAAAGGGGGGTATATACTGGGGAGGGTGGTAGGTAATTCTTATATCTATTGTTATTACCAGGGTTCAAAAACCCCTTCGGGGTTTTTGCGGTGGGGGTCGGTCGGGTTTTTTCGGTCGGTCGCCGTCGAGGTGTTGGCCACCGAAGATCGGTTGCCAATAAAATTAACCCTTAAATATGGAGGTGTATAAGTATATGAAAGCAATTAGTAATCTGATTAAATCACTGGCTGGAAATTGGGGAGCAGTTGCCTTTAAGGAAGGCGACAAAGACTATGTGGCCTTTGTCTTCAGTGGTGATTACCTTCGGAGTCATAGTTCAACTGGTGACACTGGTTGGACAAATCTGACCCCCTTTGGTTTGTCCAAGGCTGGTCAAATGGTCACTGCTGGTGATCGTAAGTTCTTTGTGAGGATCGGTATCTCGATTCCTCCGAAGACCCAAGCCCCTTCCAAACCGCAGAAGGTTGGGACTTTCACCGAATCCTTGGTTTAAGGATCGGTTCACCGAAGCACCGAGGGGTTCAATCCCCCTCGGTGTTTCTTTTTTTAACCTTTAATTCCTGGAGGTCATATGAATAAAAGCCTACGAGAACAACTGATACTTGCTGGATACCCCGACAGAACGATTAACAATTCCCTTGTCGCTGGTTGCAAGCCTTCCCCAACCCTTGACGCTTGTTATCGGCTTGAACTTTACTCTGACCGCAAGACCCTCTGGGGGCTAAAGAAGAAGGCCATAATGGCCAAGGAATGCACTTACCACTACGCCAAGCCTACCAAGTCTAGGAGCCTCGCTGCTATGGCCTTTGAGGAGCGATTCCAAGCCATTAGGAAGGCAGATCGGAATGGGACGAACTACGATCGTCAACTCCGTCGGCGTGGGGCAAAGGTTCAGAGGACTGGGGATTGGACTGAATCGTTTGCCTAATTGGGGTTCCAACCCAATGGGTTTCTCTGTTCGCCTCGTTGTCTTGACAAATCTTGACAACTGGAGCTTCTGCAACCCCTTGTAAAATCGCAATATTGACAATTCCCTTGTTCGTTCCGTTTGCTTGGTCGTTCAGCCCCAACGCTGGCCTAGCAATCTTGTCAATTTTGTTGAGAGCTTCGAAGTGTGCATCCACTTCCTTGACACTGGCTGGAGGTTGCGTCTCAAGAACCTCCAACCCTCGGTCAACTTGCTTTACTACCCTTTCCAGATATCCGCTGGCTCGATTGGCCAGCGTTTGCACACTTTTCTGGGTCGCTTTGACTTGGGTTGCTTCTATCAACGCCACCCTTTTTGAAGCCCATCCGCCCCTTCTCATTCTGGATTTAAGAGTCCCAGGATTCAAAGAATACAACCTTTGAATCTCAGAGAGGCGAGTGCCTCTCATGTATTCCGCTTCAACCAGTTTCCAGTCGATGCCCAAGTCCTTCGGCATCTACTACTTGTAACAGAAGGACACCAAGGAGTCAAGACATATGAAACTCGGACAATGGAGAGACAACGCCACCATCAACAAGACACTGAATCGGTTGCACCCCAAGACGAACTGGATCGTCTTGAGGAACGGACGACCAGTCTCTGGTCTCCGTCACCATTACATCAGCGACTGCCGTGAGGAAGTGATGCACTGGGCAAGGATCATCAGTGCGTTCCCCGATGCCAGCAAGCTGGCACTGATGGCTGCTGATGGAACCTATGTTCCTTTGAAGGCCTAGTCCAATGGCGAACCTTCAACCTTTGCCCCTCATCCCAGAGCATCAGCTTCGAGATGCCTATCTGTGCATCGATGGGCTTCGTGAAAGGCTGAGCTTTGTGGAACAAGAGAACGAGAAGCTCCACAAGATACTCAACCGAATCAATAGCGAATGCACTCGCATCTTTGATTCCTACGAGGAGGTCGTATGTTTGAAGTAATCTATTGGGATAACCGAGTCGGAAGGTTCAATGTCATCAAGCGTTTCAAGGACTTGAACCGAGCCTACCACTTCTTAATTGCCGAAGGCTGGGAGTGGGACGATCAAGCCAGAGTTCGCAAGGTTAGAGCATGAGCAACCTTTGCCCTTGCTGCAACAAGCCCACGGAGAAGGCACGAAGGGATCTTGATCTCCTCTACTGCTTGTCTTGTGCGACGAAGAACCCAACACCCAGATACAAGGGTTCAATGGTCTACGCCCACAAGACTGGTGCGTCGATTGAGTTGATGGCTCCCGAAACCTTCACTGATTTGCGTCGGTATTCAAGGCGGATAGGCCAGCGATCCACCTTACGGAATGTGTTGTTCGCTGGCGGACGAAGCATTTAACAATCTTATCTTGACAGAATCCTGCCATATCCGGATCCTGTCGAGTCAAGACAAGGAGAACTTACTACAATGAGCAGAATCAAGTTCACAAAAGACGACGATTCCCACGAAGGTGGGATGATGGAAGAGATGAATTGCATCAGCATCAAGGCTACCAAGGACACTCAAGACGAGGCCTTGCTGAAGCTGTTGATGACGATTGCATGCAAGGTGACTGGTGGGCCGGCATCTGCGGAAGGCCGTGAGGTCAAAGCCGCGATTGCCGCCTTGGGTCACCTCGCCTCTCGTGACAAGAGCATCTTCCAACGAGTGGTGATGATGATCACCGTCTCGGCGACTGCACTCATGGACGACAGCGATCTTAGTCCAGAGGCACTCGAAGCTATGCCAGATTTCCTCCGCAAGATGCGTGACGATCTCAAGGAGTCCATCCTTGAGGCCAAGAAGAACGACGCCCAAGAGGCGTTGCGACAGAAGCAAGCCGAATAACCCCAACCGAAAGGAGTAAGACACCTATGGCTACCACCACCACCACGACAAAGAAGAAGACCATCACAACCCGCAACACGGATTGCTGGGTCGACATTGAGGACGCATTCAAGGCTGGCGTTGATCGCCTTGTCCTTTACGGACCTCCTGGAACTGGCAAGACCTACGCTGGCTTGACGATGCAGACTGGGGATCGTCCGACCTTCCGTCTCATCTGCACTCCCGACATGACCAACGCCGATGTCACTGGGGCTTGGATGCCCAACGACAAAGGCACTTTCTCTTGGCACGAAGGCCAAGCGGTCAAGGCATGGCGGACTGGCGGTCGCTTGATTGTCGACGAGATCGACAAGGCGGGGGGCGATGTGTTTGCCACGCTTCTTGCCATGACCGACAGCCCCGAGTCCTGCAAGTGGGAGAATCCCCAGACTGGCGAGGTTGAGACCCCCAAGAAAGGCTTCAGCGTGGTGATGACCACCAATCTGGAGAACCTTGAGGACTTGCCCGAGGCCATCCGTTCCCGCTTCCCGATCCGTGTTCGGGTCAACAAACCCCACAAGACGGCGTTGGAGAAGTTGTCGTCTGACCTTCGTGTTTACGCCGAGCGGTCAGCTGACTTGGGTGAGCGTCGCATTGACCTCCGTTCCTTCTACGCCTTCGACAATCTTCGCAAGTCTGTCGGAGCCGAGAGAGCGGCGGTGTTGCTGTTCGCTGACCGAGCCACCGACTTCTTGGACGCCATCAAGATCGATCAAGTTAACGACTAACCAACCTTCAACCTTCGCTGAAAGGAGGTAACGATGAGTAACGCAATCTTCCCAGAGTTCATACGCCAAGCTGGCAACAAGCGTGGCGACAATGAGGTATGGGACATCGCCCGATGTATGACGATGCGAGGAGCTCCCAAGACCTGCATCGCCACCCATACGATTCGGGTTCCCTTGGATGCCGACGAGACGGCTCGTTGCATTCGTGCCCACGAGTTGATGCACATTCGCATCAGCCCCAAGGATGTGACGGGTTGGGTGCAACGAAAGAAAGCCAGCCTTGAATCGTTGATGTTTGCCGAGGAGTGTCGGGTTAACAAAGCTCTCGAGATAGAGGGCTTTAAGCCTCACCTCCATCTCTTCGACCCCACCGACGAGACGACTGGCTACGAGTCAGCCAAGCATAAAGACTGGCGAACCTTAATCAAAGGCATCGCAGCTACTCATGGCACGGCGGGTCAGGAAGACTTCCGAAATGGCGTGAAGAAAGCCGCCCTTGAGTTGGGCGACAAGTCCATGCTGGAGGGTTTTGATTGCATCAATTCGCAAATCGAAACCATCCTCGAAAACTGCTCCAGCATATTGACCAGCGATCGATCCTTTGATGGTCGGAAGCGGAAGGTTCCCATGACTCGTGGCTTTGAAGTCACCGAGCGAATCGCCGCCATCTTGGACAAGTATATTGCTCTGGCTTCCGAAACCGGGCAAATGCCTATTCCAAACATACGACATTGCGACAGCGATGACGACGGACGAGGAGCTTTCGCTCCTCTTTGCCACGGCAGAGCTCCCCTCACCAAGATGCACAACGGAGACATGGGTCGTATCAAGGTGTGTTCGCAATCGGGTCGTAGCCCACGCCGTTTGCATCGTCTGCTCACTGATCCCTACAAGCGGATCTTTGATCGGATGAAGCGGAACAAAGGCGGGGTTGTCTTGATCGACTGGTCGGGATCGATGTCGCTTGAAAGTTCCGACATCCTCAAGATCCTTAACGCAGCACCTGGAGCTACGATTGCCGCCTACGCCCACAAAGACGGCTCCAAGAATGTCCCCAACTTCTGGATCTTGGCCAAGGACGGCAAGATGGTGGACAAACTTCCGACCAAGAACGGCGGTGGCAACGGCGTCGATGGCCCAGCCTTACGCTGGGCGATTGCGGCCAAGCGGTTTGCCAACGAGGCGGTGGTCTGGATGTGTGACGGGGGCGTCACCTCGGGTCACGACGATTGTGGCTACGCCCATCTGACTGCCGAGGCTCGTGCCTTAGCCATCAAGGCCAAGGCGGTAATGACGGAGACGGTCGAAGAGACCATTGAGTATCTCAAGAAGTTAACCAATGGGGCAACCCACATCGGCCCAAGGCTGATTGGCCCCCTTGATTGCTAAAGAAAGGAAACAATATGCCAAAGAAAACCAAGAAACTTGAGGTAGATATGGCAAGTATCTACGAAGGGATTGCCAAGGAGCGGGAGATTCACCGCAAGAGAGCCAAGGATAGTCGTGGAGTTCTGCGGGAGATTCTTACCCAGCTAGGTGTCCAGCGTGTCGAGGCAACCTTTGATGGTTGTGGCGACAGCGGTTCGTTTGAGTCTTCCGAATTCTTTAAGAACAAGAAGACCAACAAAGGTGTTGAAGAAGTTAAGATCACCTTGCCCGACGAACAACTCAAGTCGTCCATCGAAGGGATTATGATCAACCAAGGATGGTCGTTTGCCGACGGACACCCAAAGGAAATCACCAAGGAAGCCACGCTGGAAGAAGCACTGGAGGATTTGTTCTACCGAATCCTTGAGTCGGAGCATGGCGGATGGGAAATCAACTCGGGGTCTTACGGAACCTTCAGTTGGACGCTCGACAATGATCAGATTGAACTGACCTACAACGAGCGGATCGAGGAAGTCAACACATCCGAGGAAACCTACTAATGAGCACTCGGTTGTTCCATCACGCCCCAGTTGTTACCCTCACCTCTCACGATTTGAAGGAGTTGGGCTACGACGACTCGGGATTAACCAAGGAAGGATTCAATCTCATCGTCGAGCGTATGTCCAAATACTACGACCAAACCTTTGGTGAAGTATTGCATAGCTGCGTTGAAGGAGTCCTTCCTCATCCGACCAATGGCTAATCCCTACCATCACGCAGTCAGTTCAGCCAGGAAGTGGGGTGGCAAACCCGAAGACTACCAAGCCATCCACGATTGGTTTGACGAAAGCAAGATGATGATGGCCGACTTCCGCCATCGTGCCCTTCGTCACCATGCCGAGGGTTGCTTCATGGCTGAACGGATCTTTGGCCACGCCATCAAGAACAGCGATGGCCGAATGATCCCCACCCGATGGGTGGCCGAGCAACATGTGAAGGAGGACTTGGGGCGGATCCCCTCGATACAAGATTGGTTCTGCAACATCCGACCACAGACATGGATGGGGCGAACCGAGAAGCTACCCGAAGAGAAGTCCGACTGGCTTGATGAAGTCAACCAGTGCGTGTCGGTTAATCAGAAAGCTCACAGCTTTGCGGAAGACATCCAAGAAACAAACCCAATGCGTAGTGCGTATGGGATGAAAGGAGAATACTAATATGGCTACACCTCAGCTTAAGGTTAAAGGAATACTCATTGACCCCAAAGCTCGGTCAATCACGGAAGTATCTTTCCCCAAGAAAGACTACCGAAAGATCAACGATCTGTTGGAGTGCAGTTGCTTTACTTGTTTCGGTATGCCGAATGGCGACACAGCTTTTGTCGATGACGAGGGGTTGATCAAGGGCGACGAGCACTTGGAAAAAGTCGGTTGCTACCGTTTTACATGGGCGGATCAGTCTCACCTCGCCGGCAAGACCTTGATCGTCAATACCGACGACGAAGGCGAGAGTGCCGATTGCGTCAGCAAGATTGAGGATCTTGAGAAAGAAGTTGTTTGGGTGCCTACGCCAACAACCAAGCAACTCGACGATCTTCTTAAGATTGAAGTAATCCCAATGGATACAGCAACCATCATACGAAGGACGCTTGGATGATTGCACCCAAACGAATCAAGAATCAGATTAAGACATTCTTCCATTGCCGAGATTGCTTGGACGAACTGCCCGATGGCGAAAGCCCCCGCTCCTACGCCAGCCTTGAGGTTGGGTGGACTAAAAAAGGTCTGCAAGTTTGGTGCAAACGGCATGAAAAGAATGTTCTGCATTTAGATTTTGAGGGACAGAAAGTTAAGGTTTGCGGATGAACCAAGAAGTCCGTGTGAAGATGGATGTCAGCATAACCATTCCCGCAGACTGGAGCACCAAGCAAATCGAAGACCACATTGTCTGGCTTGTTAAAGGATGGGTGTCTTCATCCGTCTTTCACGACTTGGCCTACGCCGAGGAAAGAAACATTTACTTACGCAACACGATCAAATGGAAATCATTAACCAAGGAGGTTCAAGGTGAGAAAGAGAGTTGATATCCCAGGAGGCAGAGGACTTGTGTCCAAGACAATTCCCAATTCGATGGATAGAACTGAGAGATTCTGTATGGCCATTGAGGGAGTGTCCAAGGCAGATAGTAAATTGATAAGTAAAGTAGTGATGAAGTATCACAATCAGATGGAAAAGATTGCCTCTCAAATTGATGATAGCGAAGAACAGCGGAAGATGAGAAACAGAGTAAAAGTTATTGTTTCCAACGCTGGCATTAGTTTAGCCATTTGCCACAGCAAGTTCTACCCGCTTCGTCTGAAAGAGATGCTTTCAAGCGATCATACTTTCTCGCTTGTCCACGACATCGTGGGCATTGAGCGAGCCCTTGATAAAGACAAGGTGGACTGGAGCGGAGACAAATACTTCGTTCCCAGATACTCCAACCCCAAGAAGAAAGGAGCTTGGCTATGAGCCTAGCAAAGAAAGACCCCTACTTAAACGAATACAATCAGTTAAAAGGCAAAGTGTTGGTCGATGTAGTGTGCGACGAAGAAGGCATTGACGGCCAGCCACTCTACGGACTTGTGTTTAAGTCCCACCCCAAAGACCGAAAGCCGTCCGTGGCTTGGGTTTATCGGGATGAAGAGGGTAACGGACCCGGCTTCCTTAATATCCAGCAAGTCGACCTCGACGCCAAATGAAGAAACATTCTGGCGGTGTTTGGTTTTCGATGAAACGGAAGATCGCCAGTCGCTCGGCTTTGGCTCGTGATGTCGGCAAGACTTTGCTACGCCGAACCGAGATTGCTGAACGCCTAAGAGATTCCGCTTTAACCGAATGCCCAACCAGCCAGAAGGTATTGCAAACCTTAACTGAACGGAACCCATAATGAGACGCTTCTTCATTCACTACAACAAACAAGCCAGTCGATCGTCTGGACGAAATGTCCTTACGCTTCACTGGAAGAACGCTTGCCACTTAGTCAATCACTTCATCAGTGAAAGCGTGAACATGGAATCCCACGAGAACAAACGGCAACCCCGCTGCGTGTTCCGTGGATTTGCCAAACTCGTTCGCTTCATCAACGATCCAGTGCGTGGCCGAGTAGCTGTAATACAAGGATAGCATTAAATGAAACAACAAAGACTTAGCATCAAAGGCAACATCCCAGACTTAGTTGATGTTCCGCCAAATACTTTGTTGGCTATTACCCACAACGATGCATGCAAACACTATCCTAAAGAGTTAATCCTTAACCTAAACGGACAAAAGAAAAGAGATTGGTTTTCGAAACAGGCTTATTTTTGTTTGCCGTTATTAATTGCTAATCAATATGGTTTTGTATTGTTGGCGGCTTATAATTTTAGTGTTTTTTGGAATGGGCGAGAAGAACAAGAAGGCGTAACAATTACCCATAACGAAAAAAACCCAAGGCACCAAAACATTACTTCTAATTTCGGAATGGGAACTTTTACAGTTGAAACACCTTGGCTTATTCGAACGCCTAAAGGGGTCAATACTTTAATAACCAACCCCCCAAATTATTTTATTGATGGCATTTCTTTTATGTCCGCAGTTGTGGAGACAGATAATTTACGACGCAATTTTGCTTTTACGCTTAAAATAACAAGACCAAATCATTTAATTCAGATTAACAAAGGAACTCCTATTGGGTATATGCTTCCTTACCCTCGATATTTTGCCGATAGTTATTCTTTAAAAGTAGACGAAGAGGTTATAAGCAAAGAGGTTTTACAATCGGAACGAATAACAGCTTTTTTATTTGGGAAAGAAAGAAAAGAAGTAGACGCTTATCATAACCCTCATTCAATGGGGCATCGCTACACAGATGGAATCGATATTTACGGAAACAAGTTTAAGGATCACCAGAAAACTATGGGTTGCCCAATAGGCTTCATAAAAAAGATCTTTAGCCCAAAGGAGGACAAATGAACTTTCCGCTTTTTAATTTGCTTACGGCCAAAACAACCGACAAACAAAAGACCGTCATCGAAAGAGATTGGGGTTACGATGAAGATGGGGAACCTTTGTTGAAGGGGTTCAAGGTGTATCGGTATTACACTTACCACAACAAAAACATTCAGTCTTTGGAAATTACATCAACCGGGTATCGGCAATTGCTGGCTGAGTTTGAAACCCTTGGCGAAGCAAAAGCCTACTACCCAAAAGCACCAATCACATAAGGAGGTTACATGAAGAAATTAAAGTCTGTATTGGTTGTCGGACGCTTATCCGACGACGAGAATAGTGCACAGGTTTATAAAGATAAAACCAAAGCACAAGCAGTATGCTTGTTTAAGCATTGGCTAAGAAAATCAGCCTTTGATAATGACGAATCTTGGGAAGGACGGGAGATTTACATTGATGTTGTGGCATCATCTTCGTCCCCAATTAAATTGCTGGAGTTTCAAGGATGAGTGACACTATTCAAGAATCCATAGTTAAAGACAATGTTGCTTTTATTGACGATTGGGGACAACACATTTCTCAATGCGAAGATGGCGGTGTAAACTATAACGGAGACACTTGGGGAACTACGGATATTTCTGTAGAAGGATCTAAAGGAGTTGTCCAGTTAGACATACAGAAGCATATACATTGCCTTCCCTTTTCGTTCCCACATACAAACGCAACATACTTTCTTGGCTTAGACGAAGCAGAAGATTTACTTAAAGAATTGTCCGAAGCCATAAAAGAAGCAGTAGAAACAAAAAGAAAGAGGTAAAATAATGAACGGAATCACCTACGGCCAATGGAGAAGCCAGATGGCGGCACAAGTCGCCGATGAAGCAAGGCAAGAGTATTACAGCGAAGCGACTCAAAACATCCGTGATGAAAATGCTCGGCTGAAATCTGAGCTCTTTGCTTTAAGACTTCTTCTTGACAAGTCTGCGTCAATAAAGGACCATCACAAGGTTCAGTTATGAGGCGTCATTTACGAGACCCAGTTACTTCTGAAGAGTGTGAAGCAGAACATGTTAAGTTTACTTACGATGACCAGGATTACCGGGTGTCAACTTTTGTAACCCATAACCTTGTTGAAGAAGATGTCGGAATAGGCTGGTACGAATACTGGGGTCACATGGAAAACGACACCCGCATTTGGCTTACCTCAGAGCTTAACCAAGCTGAGTTTGGAGAGTTGCATATCAGTTTGGATAAAGACAATACCCCAATCGTCAACCCTGACGAAGGTTTGATTAAAGCTGCTGAAGAAGCCGCCTTTCACGACACCTATGAGAAAGCAGAAGAAAGGGCAAACAATGTATGACTTACAGCAAAGACTTAAAACTAAACTTGAATAACCCAAATCCGTGGCTGGCCGATTCTAGGAACACAATGTTTATCAGAAAATCTAAACACAACTCCAAAATCGTTTGGCTTGGGTCTTGGCTTAATCGGGTTGGCCAGCCTATGGGAAATCATTTTTCCACGCTTAAACAAGCTAAACAGAAAGCAAAAGAGATGGGGATTCCTTTCAAGGTAGCCCAACAATCGTGGGTTTCTGTATGACTTACAGCAAAGAATTCTACAATGCTTGGCGGCCTTGGGCTTTGGAATTGTGCGAAGAGTGGAATATGAATGCCAATATCCCAGAAATTGCATCAAAGATTCGGGAGATAAAGAAAGGATCAGACACAAAAGAGTTTGCGGTTTTGAAAGATGTATTCAACGAATACTTTGGCAGAAACGGAAATCCGCCAATGATACCTCAATTTGAAGCCATTACTCAGTGCGTTGAGTTCTTGGAAAGTAACCCATGATGTCCCCCGAAACCAAGGCTTTAGTGGAGCAGTCTGCTGTTCCCCTTCTAACCGACCAAATTAGAAACCTTCGAACTTCCATCCATAACCTTGAACAGATTGTCTTTAAGACGGAACGAGATTTGCAGAGCTACGCCAAAGCCACCAAGGATTTGGCCGAAGAACTTAACAAAGCTTTCAAAGTTCGAACTCATATCACGGCGTATGTCAACAAGGACGGAAAGCAAAAGTATTACCGAGACCCAACCAGTGTGCATGGACGATGGGCAGAATGGAAGAAGCTCATTGAAGACGGCGTCCCAATAGCCGTAATTGCAAGGCGCTGGGGGATTGACCGAGGAAGCATCAAATACGCCAAAAAACATAACTTCAAACCAACCAATAGAACAAAACTCAAACCGAAAGGATACAATGAAAGCAACTATCGCCCTACGGCCAACAACAGATCAGATCGATCTGTTTGGGGAGGCCACCAGCAAGAGAAACAATGCAGAGAAAGTGCGGGAGTCGGTGCTCCCAATCTTAAAGTTATCCTACCAGGAGACGGGAAACTCTGTCTTCGAAGGAAATCATTGGGTCGTCAAAGCCTCCGACGGAAGGCGGCGTGACCTTGATGTGCATAAGCTCATCGAGGTGTTAGCCGAGCTTGGGGTCAAAGAACCCGCAACCCTCGTTGAAGGATGCTACACGGAACAAACCTTCTCAACCTTCCGTGTTCAACCCCTCCCTTCGCTGTGAAGTTAATCAACAAAAAGAAATGTAAGGAGCTAGCTCTTGAGCTTGCGGGTAAACGATCCCACAAGTTCACCCGAGTTGCCCCCAGCTTCCTAGAGATGATCGACCGAAAGATCTCTGTCTGGATGCTGGATTACATTCACCAACTTCCTTCAAAGGGAAAAACCATTAAGTGAAAAACCTTCTTAAGTTCAAAAGAGGCAACGCCAAGCTGGGTAAGGGTATTCATATCTTTAACCTTCCCGCTGGGCACACTTGCCCTTTTGCCAAGGAGTGTCTGTCCAAAGCCAATCCGCTGACTGGCAAGATTGTGGACGGCAAGCATTGCCGTTTCCGCTGTTTTGCCGCCAGCGATGAGGCTAGGTCACCCAATGCCAGAAAGACCCGTTGGCACAACTTTGGGTTATTGTGGAAATCGACGACCCAAGAGATGGCCGATTTGATCGAGGCTTCTTTACCCAAAGTCGCCAAGATAGTTCGGATCCACGAGTCGGGCGACTTCTTTAACCAATCGTATTTTGACGCTTGGCTGGAAGTAGCTCGCCGAAAACCCTCGGTTCTTTTTTACGCATACACCAAAGCAATTCCTTTTTGGTTGGCTCGTCTTGACAAATTGCCGTCAAACATTCGGCTAACCGCAAGCCTTGGCGGAACACATGATGAGTTGGCGGAAAGTCACAACCTCAAGACTTCGTATGTGGCTTTCAGCGAATCGGAGGCAAACATCCGCGGCCTTGGAATTGACCACAATGACTTCCTTGCTTATGGACCAAACGACCGATCGTTTGCCCTATTAATCCACGGCACACAACCCGCTGGGTCAGAAGCGTCCAGAGCAAGGTCGTTGTTGCGTAAGTCTGGTGGCTTCACTGGTTACTCTCGGAAAAAGAAAGAAGAGGTTCTCTTGTGAGATACCTCTCCGTTTGTTCGGGCATCGAGGCGGCTTCCGTAGCTTGGGAGAAGCTTGGTTGGAAGCCAGTTGCCTTTTCAGAAATCGAACCTTTCCCGTCAGCGGTGCTCAAGCACCACTGGCCAGAGGTTCCTAACCTAGGAGATATGAGCAAATATGAAGACTGGAAACTTGGAACAATCGACCTTTTGGTCGGAGGAACGCCTTGTCAGGCGTTCAGCGTGGCGGGATTGCGGAAAGGACTCGACGACCCCCGAGGCGGTCTCACCCTCACCTTTGTCCGAATCGCCGACCACTTCAACCCAAACTGGATTGTCTGGGAAAACGTCCCAGGAGTGTTCACCTCTAAAGACAACGGATTTGGGTGCTTTCTGGGAGCACTTGCCGGTGAAGACGGCGAGCTACAACCACCAGGGGGCAAGTGGAAAGACGCTGGTTGTGTGTTTGGCCCCAAAAGGTCAATCGCTTGGCGATGCTTGGATGCCCAATATTTCGGTGTGGCCCAACGACGCAAGCGTTGTTTCCTTGTCGCATGTCCTCGAGACTACGGAGATCCCACAAAAGTTTTATTTGAGTGGGCGAGCTTGCGAAGGGATTCTGCGCCGAGCCGAAGTGCGGGGAAAGAAACTTCCACCCATGCTTCAGGAAGCTCTCGAGACAGCGGTCAAAGTTCAGACTCCGTAGCCGAGAATTATTGGACAAACCCAGAGTCTCCCTGCGACACCCTTCTAGCGAGGGATTACAAGGGGATTGGGAACCAAGACCTCACCACGGGTCGATTGCTGGTCAAATCGGCAATCCCAATTCACGATCAAGCTACTCGTCACGCTGGTAAGCGGGGCGAAAAACAAGACGGCAAAGGCAACGGCCTAGGAGTTGGAAAAGACGGAGATCCTTGCCCCACCCTTACCAAAGGAGACAAACACGCAGTGCTTTATGAGAATCACCCAAACGATAGCCGAGTTACTGGACCATTGGAAGTGGCTCCCAGCTGTGTATCTCGTTACGGAACTGGAGGTGGGAATATCCCACTGGTTCAAGAGACTGCTGGCACAATTGCCTTTGAGCCTGGAATTGCCAAGAGAGAAGGTAAAGATAGTCGGTTTGTCGAAGAAGTATCCCCTACTCTCCGAAGCGATATGGGAGACAACCAAGTGGCAGTAGCCGTTGATGTTTACAATCAAACAATAGGAGGACAAGTAGCCGCTACCCTTACCGAGGCTTGCGGAGGAACCAATACCAGTGGCCCTAAAGTGATGGCGGTTGACACCTATAATCAATGCTTGCAGGAGAAAGCCGTGCCTATTCGGTCAACAGCCTCGGACATTTGCCACACTGGAGGGGTGATTGATTCGAGGGTAAAGTTTGCGGTTCGCCGCTTAACAGTCACGGAATGCGAGCGTTTGCAAGGTTTCCCCGATGGGCATACCTTGATCTCTTGGAAGGGCAAGCCCAAGGAGGAATGCCCGGACGGACACCGCTACAAAGCTTTAGGAAACTCGATGGCCGTTCCCTGCATGGAATGGATCGGAAGAAGAATAAAGGAGGCAACAAAACTATGTGGATAGCCACCAACATTGGTTTCTTCTCGATCGTTGAGAAAGAACACCATATCGACCTCGACGGCCACAAGCTGTTCGTGGTCAGAGCCAGAGACAAAGACGACTTAATTCGTCTAGTCGATTTGATTCAACCAAAAATAAAAGAGGAGATTGAAATTCATTCATATGACAAATCAGATTATCCGCATCGCATCTATCTTGAAACCAAAGAGGATCTTGCAACAACGCTTGCAACGCTTTCCGAAACAGTCACCTATCCAAATTTCAAAGACGAGATTTCTGAAAGCCCTCACCAGCAAAGAAAAACCCAAGCCTATTCGGATTTGTGGCTAAAGCTATTTATGGAATACAACCCGGAGATGTTTAATGAATCAGTCTAAACCAGATCTAACCGACAAGCTCCTTCGGTATGGGTATTGGTCTTGGGCGGCCGATGAGCCAGCCATACATACCTGCGACAAAGGCCATGAAACTTGTGCTGTGGAGAAAGACGGAGTCTGCATGGAATGGCTGTCCGACCAGGTAGACCAAGACTACCCAGTAAAGCAATCCACCGAACCCCTATCCCCAGAGGATTTATGGGGCGCGTAGTTCTAGCTTTATTGTTGTTGGGACTTCCGTGTTCAGCCCAGGTCTTGACCCGAAATGAGTTAATCCTTACGAGAGCTTCGGCTCCCCTTCTATCGGCCAACCCAGACTTGTTAATGTCCACCGCCAACGACTTTGGCCCTTGGGGGGCACCAGAGTTCCTCTACTCATTCACCAATGACTACGGACCAGTCGGGTCACCCGACTTCCTCCAAGGTGTCTCCAACGATTATGGGATTGGCTTACAAATCCGATTCACCGAGTCAGTGTTTGTGCCCTTGGATTTACAGCTTCCTAGGATTGAACCTTAGTTTATTTTTTAAGGTTTAACTTGGCTCTGCGTTGGGCACATCCACCGCAACCTTGCACATTTGTATTGGCCACGGAATCAATTATCTTGGCGATCGGCTGAGCAATGTCGTGGACATAATCCCCAAGACCTTTTTCGTCGCAATAGGAAGAGCCAAGAATGTCGCAAAGTTGGTCTTGGATTACTTGCTCTGCGTTTTCTAGTTTAGCTAGGTTTTTGTCTAGCCTAGCCTTATTGATATTTTCAATAAGCTCTCGAAGATTTACGCCAGAGATAGTTTCTTTTAAGTCATAGTCGGTAAACACCCATCCTGTCGGAGGCCTCAAAAAGGGATTTTTAAGTTTCATTTCAGCCTATCTTGACACAGGCTTTGCAAGATTCAAGATGCTTTTGTGGGCAAGAACGAGATCTATACCCTTTACGGAGAAAGCCCGTCTGGCGTTAAATTGCTACGGATTTTTTTGGCGGCGTCTATTTTAGACAATGGCGGAAAATTAAATATTAGTCGTAAAGCTTTGTGCGAATTGTCCGATGAAGTTCTCAAACATAAGGGGTTTCAGATCCTTGCATCCCAAGGGGAAGACAATGACATGGAGCTTGAACTGGAATGGTATGGGTAAGGTTACTGGTTCTGTTGCCAGTAATTGTGTTTCGTTTCTTTGTTTTAATTAGCGCGTACTATCTTGGGAAAGTGTCGCCTCGGGCGTTTCGGTGGCTGCAAGTGAATTGTAAATTTTGCTGACATTCCCAGCCCAGTTGGCGTTTAGGTTTTTTGGGTCATTACCAGCCCCAATTGGGGCATAAATACTTGCTAGCTTTGAAATGTCTCCACCTACTTGGTCAATCCGTCGGCGTAGGTTTTTAGCCGAATATTCTAGGCCTTCATCAATTGATTTAAACTTTTTAAGGGAGTTCCAGTTAGTCTTGGGATCCATAATCCCAGCTGGGTTATTGTAATTGATGATAGCGTTTGATGTTCCATTCCCAGTTTCATGGGCAATGACAGCCGCAAATAGGTTGGGGTCTAGCCCATTGCTGACTGCCGCCTCGACAACCCTACCAGCCTTTCCTTTTAGGGCTCCCTTTGCAAATAAGTTTTCCAGCTTGAGAAACCCAGGATTTTCAGAACCCAATCCCATAACTTTAACTTAAGGTAAGGAGGTATTTAAGTTTGTTTGCGACTCCAAGAATTTCGTCACGGATGTTGATGAGATCGGTGTCGGAGGCATCAAGATACTTGGGGAGTTGCTCAAAAAGAAAGTCAATGAAGTCGTTGACATACTCTTCGGGTTTTTGATCTAGGTTATCCAGTTCAAAGCTAAACCCATTTTCTGAAACGATTCTCCCATACTTACCAAAGTAGGTTTCAAGAAAGGTGTCGATAAGACCATCCAGTTTTTCGTAGGTTTCCCCAAAAGCCTCGTGCTGGCTAAAGCTCTTGGTTTGCCAATGGAAGATTTTAAGTTGATTCTGAAACTGAACCAACAGAGTAAGGATGATTTCGCCTTTCATTTTGATTTGCTTTCTTTCGTCAACCTTATTATAAGGAGGTTAATTTATGACTAATAAAAGTCAAGATAACTGGGGTAAGCCTATCGTTTACCCAAAACTGGATTGGATATGGCAGGTCTTGATTGGGATTGTGGCAGTTCCTGCCACCTTCTTTTTTGTGGCTTACCTTTATTGTTTTGCGGTCTGGGTCTGGAGCCTTCTGTCCTTAGGCCTTGCCAAACTTATTTCGCTCGTGTTTTAAGCTCACCAACACCTTCGACAATTGAGGGATCCTTGTTGATGAGGTTAGCCTTGGCTTGCTGGCTTGCCGCACTTGTCATCTTCGAGACAAACACCTGGGCGGTGTAAGGATCCATGTTCTTGATGGCCTGAATGGTGCTTTGGTTATCTAAAAGTTTCCCAAGAATCTTGTTTCTTTCGCTCCTATAGGCGGCGTATTGCTCGTCGTCCAAAGGAACCACCCCAAAAAGCTTGTCTTTTTGAGCGGATGACGGAAGTGCATTTTTCTCGATCAATGCTTGAACAAGAGGGTCTTTAGTTGCCCCGCTCATTATTCGAGAGGTCATGTAAACTGGTTTGCCCAATAAATCTGTTTCTGTTTCCCCAAAGAGTTGCCTTGCAAAAAGCGTGTTTGCAATAAAGGCTCCTTGCAATAACCCTTCTCTAGCTGTTCTTGGGCCACCAAGGCCAGTAAGTTGGTCAAGATCCCTAAGAATGTTTGGAGCAATTAAAGAAGAGCCAAGCCTTGAGACAAAGGATTTAGCTTTGGCTAAGGCTGACTCTGGGTTAGATGGGGAAAGAATGTCAAACACATCGCCTAAACCAGAAAGGAAATTCATTTCAAATGGAATGCTTATTGTTCTTAAAATAGCCGCCATAGCCTGGTCTCCCCCTGCTTTAGAAGTGAAATATCGATAGGTTTGGTTGTCTTTAAACAAACCAATTGTTCCAAGACCAAACGCTAAGGGCGTTGGGAGATAGCTGAGATAAATCCCATCCGGATTTAAGAATTTGCTTCTTAAGAAAATAGCGTTTGGTTTCCATTTAAGCCTATTTTTTAACAATTCTCTTTGGGATACTTCTTTTGGCCCCGGACCACCAACGCAAAGCTCAAAACCAAAGGTGTCGTAATTCCCGCAAGTTAACGAATCCAGCAACCAAGTACCCGCAATAGCCGCCAAACCAGCTAACCCTCTGGCTTTCATAAGTTTTTTCTGAGCTTCTACTTCTTCGGCTGTTCCAGGCAAATCCTTCATCATTTTAGCTTTGACCAATCCAAGACCTGTAAAGTCAATTCCTTGGTTCCAGACATTAGCCACAATTCTAGTAAAGGGAATGACAAGCGAGATAAGGTTGTATCGATTAGTCAACGCTGCAAGGTGACGATGAACGGCGCCCAAAAAGCCTTTTGGATCTTCATTAAAAGTTACTTCGTTACCAGCAATCTCTCCGTATTTGGCAAGAGATTTTGATTCCTCGCTTCCTTCAAGGTTTGTGTTTGCAAGTTCCTGAACACGAATGGCTTGTTCAATACCTTGTTTTATTTGAGTTGGGAGAGACGCCATTTTGTCAATTGCGTATCCCTCAGTTTCGGCAACGGCTTGGAACCCAGCCAAAGCTTCAGAGTTTCTAAAAGTAATTTCTAAAGCTTTTTTAGTCGCCTCTTTTCCAGAAAGTCCGTCTTCCTTAGCTTGATTATAAGCGGCATTGTATAGAAAAGCTTCTTTTCCAAAGTTGTAAAAAAGCATATCAATCGCACTCATAACCCTACCAATTGTGGCGATACTGGTCGTAATAACTTTGACTGGCTTGGAAGGAGTGTTCCTAGCCACAATCTCAAAAAATTCTCTTGCCTGCTTGGTGTAATGAGGATCTTCGGTCTTTCTCGTTCCGCTGACTCCTGTGTAAAGAAGATACCCCATATCCTTTAGGGATAGACTTAAAGTCTGCATAAACCTTTGGGTAATTGCTTTAGCATTGGCCGGGTTAGTAACGGATAGAGCCAGATGCTTTGCAAGGATAGGCCCGACCATCAAAAAGTTATTTGCAAAGTTACCCAACAGATTTGCGGCTTGAGTCATGAACCCAGACAAAATACTGAAATACCACCATGATCTAGAGAAGTTCCAGAAATTGATTTCTGTTTTGTACGCAATCAAAGAAATAGCGTCAGCGTATTTTTGTTCTTTCTTAAACCCTACAAGCTTTTCGGCTTGCCCCACAAGATCCACAAGTTTTTGGACAACTTCAGGTTTTACCTTGTCAAGACCTTCTTGTCTTTGGAACTCGGTCCAGGCATACGAATTATGGAAAAGCCCAAGAGCTTGATACTCAACAAGTCTTTTTGCAAAACGCCTTAGTGAAGGTTGAAGACGCTTGTCAGAAAACCTTTTGATGATTCGATCAAGTTTTTTGGAAGTTTCTTCGGTGACATATTTTTGGATTTGAAGGGCAATGGCGTTTGCCAGTCTTTCCGACAATGAGGGAATTTTTTCCAAACTTGAAGGGCTTTCTTTGGGAGCGTCTTTCTCTCTCTTGTATTTATAAAATCCTTCTTGATCCTGGTAGTCTGCTCCAATCCCTTCTTCCCAGGCTCCAATCCCAGCTTGTTCAACAAGCTCTTTAGCTAGAGAATAGGCGTTATTAGCCAGCTTGCCTTCTTGGTAATGCTGACGGATCAAATCCTCTACCTTGATTCCTTTGAGCGAAAGAAGGCGTTTGATCTGTGGCATGGTAAAAGGAGAGTCCAACGAAAGGTCAACAAACTCGTTAAAGAGTTGAGCTAGGTCTGGGTTGGTGGCTGTCTTGGCTCGTATGGCGTCGACCGCAGTCTGCCATGCTTGTTTGGCTTTTGGCCAAGCTTCCAGCATGTCGGTTAGCTTCTTAAGTTGTTTGGAGTCTTTTTCAGTTTTGCGAATCTGATCAAGTTCTTTTACCGTCTTATTGGCAAACTCCTCGTCAGTAATTGTGCGTGGATCACGAATCCTTCTCCCTTGTTCTTCCGCCAAAGCCATAAACATCTTCTTAATGTTTTGGCTAAGTTCCTGTGCAGCTTGGTTAATGACCTTAGCATTCTTAGCTTTTTCCGTAGAAGACTTGGTTTTACCATCCGTAGTTTTCTCGGAACCTTCACCAGAACCTTCTTGAGCGCCTTCTTCGTTTGCGGCTTCGGCTTCTTCCAATTGTTCGCTGGCTTTACGGACTAGGCTTTCACCAATCTGATTGGCAAAACTTTCCCAGAAAGTCATTGTGTTGTTTACTGCAATCTTTGTTCTGGCCTCTTGACCAGCTTTATCGGCTTTTCCGATAACTCCTTCCATGTCTTTAAGAACTTTGTCGATAGTCCCTTCTGGAAGAGTCGAAAGTTCCTTTTTAACTTTTGCAAAGAATTCGTTAAACCGATCACGCTTTTCTCGATTGGTTTCGTCCAATTTTTTGCGGTAAAGCATCAAGATTCCTTCTTTGGACAACAAAGTCCAAAGTTTAAGGGCTCGGAGAGCTCGACCAGCCTCTGAGGTTGCGGAAAGGAAAGCGTCAGTGAACGAGATTAGATCTTCAAGAATGCGAGGATCTTTGGTCTTATCGTACTCTTCGTTTAGCTTTTGTATTACAATTTGCGCCAAAACTTCCCTTGAACCATACTCAAGAGGACTGCTCTTCGATAAAGCCGCGTCAATCGAGCCGCGAATCCCATTCTTTTCTAGGTAAGCCACCGCTTCCTCCTCAACCATAGCATCGGGAATCGGCTCGTAAGTAAGGTTAGTGAGACGATCGTAAGCGTCTTTATGGAGGTTATCTTTAAGCCTTACTCCAAACTTCCGAGGCATCGCCGCCCCGAGAATATCCATAGGCTCACGCTTGTAACTTCTAGCTGATGGAGCCGTCCTTGCTCCGATATAATATAGCCCATCTTGGAGTTTAACCTTGGCAATATTGTTTTCACGCAAGCTGGTTGGGCTTGCAAAAGCATAAGTAACTAAATTCTCGGCTGGTTCGTAACTCACATACCGAGTCCCATTCTTTTTAAATTCGTTCCAGTAAGTGGCCGGGTTACGGACTACTCGGTCAAGGTAGTTTTGGGCGTCTCCCCTTTCCTTCAGCTTGCTCTGGTCTTCTTTAGATTTAAATATCCCAACATTGGCCGCTGACTTTACGCCGTCGGGTCTAAAAGATAGGAGGTTTGCAACAGACTTTTCCTTGTAGCTTTTGATGGATCTCAATAGTGCAGACCGTTCTTTTGATTCTTCCGCTTTGTCACCAGACCGAATAGCCTCAAATAAACGATCCGCAGCTACTAAAGGTTGTCTTTCGAATAAAGACGATTCGTCCATTCCCTTTTCACGAGTCCATAGCCCATCAAACCCTAGGTTGATAATCGCCTCAAGAGTCGGGTAAGGCATCTTTGAGAAGAACCTTTGTTTCCGTTTTTCTTCGGTGTCCCCGGTGTTGTAGAGAGTATCAAGGTTTGGAGCCGTATTTTGAGGTGAGATTACATAGTCGGTACCTTCTTTGTTACGAACCTTATTGAACCGACTTTCAAAGATAGTCCAATCGTCGTACCCCTCCCGCAAGGCTATTTCAGAAACTGGATCCACATCGTGGTTTTTGGATTTGAGGTAAGATATCAGTTTCTCCACATGCTCTGGATTGTTTGGGTCAAAAGGATTTGTGCTTTTGACATACATGGGAATTACTACCTGCTCGTCATATTTGTCTGGGCCTGTGTTCTCAGCCCAATCTTCAGCCCATTTGCGGCTAGTTGAGATCCAGGTACCACGGAACATGTTCCCGGCAAAGGCTCTTGGGTACTTGGGGCGATTGTCGTAAGAGTCTGAGTCTTGTTTGAAGACTTGCCCAAAAAGTCGATTGGAGGCACGGGTTCCGTGATACATCAACATTGGCTCTTCAGCTTCGTCTAGGATCTTACTGGTTGCCTTCCCATTTGGGTTATTTTCCCAATCCCCAAACCACATTTTGAAGGTAGCAGTTCGTTCCAGCCTATATCGAAATTCCGATTTAGGCTCGTAGCCAAGAAGTTTTCCGTTGTTTTGGTAAAGGGCAATCCTTGAAGGCTTATTTGTCTTCTCGTTGATTAGGTCTCCAGCCTCGTTCCTGGCCACTTTGACGGCGGCCATTTCCTTGGAGAGTCTTTCAAAATGCGTCTTTACCTCGTCTTCGGTATACCCCGAGGCAGGCGGAAGAGTGTCTAAAGCACTTAGCTGATCGGCCATCCACTGAAGCCGTTGAGCCATGACTGGACGAAGCCGTTCTGGAATAGAGTTAAGGATGGAGTCCATATTGAGGACAAGATCCCCAATCTGAGCCACAATGTCTGTGGGCTTGATTTGGAGCTTGGGATACTTTTCCTGTAACCTCTTAAAGCTGTCGTAGAAGAAAGGCTCGTTCCGCTTAAAGCCCGTAGCTCTTGTGTCAAAAGATCCGCCATTGTCAATTCTGTAGGCGGTATGCTGAACGATTGGCTCTGAACCATCGGTAATTACATCGCTTGGGAAGATCTCCTCGTGAGACACCACAATGTTGTCTTTATCCTGGCCAAGAACATCGTAGTTAAACAAGAAAGCGTCAATAAGTACTCCGTCCGCCAGACGTTTATAGACCTCGTCCACGACCTCTGGGTTTTTTGCCATCTGCTCCTCAAACTTCCCAAGGGTAACCCCATTGACATAAGCCGATATCTTGGCTTTTCCTTCGCTAGTCTCGATAATTCGAGAAGGCGGAACAGGATAGTTTAGGATTCGATACACGGTGTCGGCGGCCACCTCATTCTCGAATTGCTCATCTGTCTGTCCGTATTTTACGACAAACTTGTTGCCCATTTTGTCCATGTACAATCGGACATCGTGAGTTCCTCCAAGTTTCGATACTTGTTTAAGACCTTCCAAGGAACTAGGAACCTTTGTGCTATGGAGCAGGAATCTAGGCTGAGTTGTGGAAAATCCATGCCGAGGCATTGCCGCACCCAACTCGTCGGGCATCGGCGGTTCGTAAAGTAGTTTTGATTTAGCTCTGCCGGTAGTTCCGCTGAGGTCTTGAATCAGTTTAACTTCGTCCTCAATCGCGGCCTCAAAGAGTTTGTTTAATTGGGTTTGATTGGGGTTCCCCTCAAAATACAAATTGAAAGCATCCCCAACTACTCGGAGCCACCCTCTTTTAAGCATCTCGTCAACAACGGATCCTTGCCGTTCTTTCCTCTCAAGTGGGTCAAGAAGCCCCCAGGTAGTGAGAAACTCATCTTTCGGGCTATTCTCCCGCAAGTAATCCAAAGCGGCCTCGGAGTGGCTACCAATTGAGTTCATGTCGATGAGGGCGTTTTCCTCGACATCCACAACCGACCCATCTGGTTTCAGCCAGTAAGGACGATCCGTTGGGAGGGCGGCTCCAAGAATATTGTAGACATCGCTTTCCTCGCCGAGTTCTTTGATTTTAGCTAAGCTGTAAGAAACGCCTGTGACATCTTTCTTGGGGTATCTAAGAACTTCAGGAGGGGTCTCTGTCCGATCGGCCTCTTCGTTATCGAATGTGTAGGAAGATGGTCCATCGTTAAACGGAGTTCCCGTATCTCCAGTAAGTTTCTTAGCTATGTTGTGTAACGATCCATTTCTCGTCCCATAATGAACATACATCCCATCCTTAACTTTCGTATGTCCTTCGGTCATTGCGGCGGTTTCTGGGTCAGTTATTGCGATAAAGTCTTCCCCATTTGATATTGCATCTGCAATTACGGCCTTAAGCACTAAGGATTCGTAGGCGTCTAAGAGCGATTTGTTTTTCTCTAACTCCTCTTTTCTTTTTATGGTTTGCTCGATACTTGGAGGATTTATTGGTGTGATATCTGCCGTAATTTCAACTAACCCAGGACCATGAGTATCAAGTAGCCTACCTAGGTCGAGCGTGTACATTCCGAATACATGGTAGGTGTCTTCACCTACTTTTCGGGCTACAACTTTGGGCGGTTCTTCTTCACCTCCAATCAGAATATCGCCTTTTAATATTCTGTCGCTTTCCCCCATGTCGTCCCGATATCCTTCGGGGACAATATCTTCCCGAGAATATGGATTAAAGTTTGCAGAAGCTACTTGCAGTGTTCCAAATTCTGGTTCAAACGCTTTAAGTAGGTTACCTTCCGTTGCTTTAACTTTCCACACTAAAAGATCGGGGTCATTATCAGAATCATCTCTTTGAAACCTTTCATCTCTAGCGTCTGATTGCACTTCGAAGAGGAAGGTTCCCTTTTTTCCGTCCTGCGATGTGCTGTACATTCTACCAAATCCAATCACATCTTTCTCTGAATAATGCCCCTTGAAAGTTGTTACCCCAGGAGCACGTACCAAAACCTCCCTAAGATTCTGCATTTCCCTTATTGGTTTCGGATTAATTTTAGTGTACCGCACACTTAGCCGTCTTTCCTTATTCTCTCTTTTCACTGAGAATTCGGATGGAGTTCCCATTTCCGATATTGCCTTTTGGATTGCTTCTTGTGGTGATAGTTTTGGTTTTTGAAGATACTCAACCTCAACTTTGCTATTTGCCAAAGCCTTCATAGCACTCACCGCTTGATCGACATCTACTCGACCATTTCGGACAAGAGCTTCCAATGTTGGAAGAACCCATGCCGCCTCAGCCTTACTTACACCTTTACCTTTAAACCTATTATTAATGATCCTTGCTTTTAGGTTTTCCCAGGGAACAGTGTTGTTGTTGTCGACCGTTAAACCCTTGAAGATTCCCCTTTTAGAACCAAAAGCTCGGTCAATCTGCTGGAACGCCCACTCGGTCTTGAACCTCATTTGAGGCATTGCCGCGCCTAATTCCTTGCCCTTTTCCTTTAGCTTTTCCTTAATTGCCTCGACATACTGAGCCTTGCTCCAAGCCGGGAACTTGAATACCTTCAACTCAATCTTTCCTGTGACCTCGTTTTTAATCTCAATTTCTTTTTTGCCCATCGGCACCTTGATCCCAAGGTCTTTGGCATACTTTTGTAGAAATTCTAGGTTAGCCGACTCCAGACCACTTCGGCTTTTTGCTTCCTCTTCAGCTTCTTTCCTTGAGGCGTCTGTCTCTTTGATGGTCTTTTCGGTCGGCTTGTAATAGTTCATTTGAACCGGCAACTTCTCCGTAGGAGAGGCAAGGTTCCTTGAAATGCGGCTGGACATACGAACAATGGCATCGGCGGTTTCCCGCAAGAACTTAGTCTCGGCGGCCGTCCGTCCAGTGATGCCGTAAAGGAAATCCCGGATGGCGTCCATAAACCTAAAGATGAACCTACGCTCCTGGGGTTCCATCGAACGGATGATGGATTCGACATCGAGATAAGAGGCTTCCGTGATTGTGCCAGTCAGTTTTTCCTGCGGGATCATCCGCATGAACTCAAAGACCATCTCAAAGTCCGAACTAAACTTCTCTCCGTTGTTGTAGAGTTTTTCCAGTTTTTGGCGAAGTCCACGCCGTCTTTTGATGATAGCGGCAATCCGTTTTGTTTCGTTTTTGAGGTGTTGCTGGAAGGAGATTCCAAGTTCCTTCGCCTCTCCCGCAAGCATTTTGAGATACTTGAAGTGAACGACCTCTTCGGTCAAAGCCAAGAACGACCAGGTGGCATAGGCCTTGGCTCCAATGGTCTTTGCCACACGGCTTAAAAGATTGGGGTTTACCTGAATGACTGGGTCGGCTTCCGTTTCGGCGGAACTTACCACCACGGAAACTGGCTTACCCGTCTCGGTATTTGCAACAAGTCTGACTGGAATTCCGGAAGAAGTAACCGTATCGACAAACTTGCGAACCGCTGGTGATGTGTTTTTACCAGCTAGTCTGGGGTCAACGGAAACAGACTCCGTAGCTCCTTGCTGTTTTCCCTCCACTTTTCGTCCACCTCGGCCAGATCGTGCACGTTCTGATTGATCTCCTCGTGACTCATTTGCGGGTTTTCCTTCAGAAGATGGCTCAGTGTTTGCAGTCCCTGGTTCTTCTGCGCGGCTTTCTCCAGTTCGCTGACGAACCTTGCTTTCTTTAGTCTGTCCAGTGCTTCGGGCGTTACTCCTGGAAACAGTTTCTCCAGTTGCGGGCTTTTCATTGGGTTTTCCTTTCTCGATGTTATCGAGCCTTTGGTTGATTTGCTCGTCCTCCAGCAATCCTTCTTCTGCTGGTTTAAGAACCTCTGCGTTAATCCGTCCACGGACTACGGCGTTGGCGCTGCTGACGAGATTGATGATCCGATCCTTAACCGAGTACCCGGCGTCAAGGTTTCGGGCACGATCGGCCAGATCCATTTGAGCCTTTCGTACTTCACGATCTTGTTTGGCTTGAGCTTCCTCGCCAGCCAAACGCTCACGAGCGGCCTTGCCCTCTGGGCTGATAATCATCTCCAAGGCTTGAGGGTTGACCTTGATGTTGTCCTCGTTGAGAGAGTCGGAAAGCTTTTGAACGACATCGTTGACCGTGGTGGCGACCTTCTTTTCGCTTACCGTTCGACCAGCGACTTGACTTAGATATTTGGCCAGTTCCTTATAAGTCGTGAGTTTTCCAATGTCGTTCTTGTCCCCAACGATCTGGGAGACGACCCAATCCAGCACAACCTTGGCCTCGGGGCTCATCTGCTTGCGAAGTTCCGAGGCAACTTGGCGGATTGCTTGAGTGGCTTTTGGCTCTTCCTTGGGTTGATTGTCCTTGGTTTGAGCTATCTGTTGTTCGTTGGGTTTGGCCGCATCTTGAGCCGCGGCTGGTTGGGTGATGGCTCCCTCGGGAGGTGCGGAGTCAAACGGAACCGACAACTCACGGCGAGCATCCCGCTCCCTTGCCGCATCAAGAGCGGCTGAATCGGCGGCAAACCCAATCCACTTGGAAACATTATCCCTCGTGACTGGGAGAGCCTCGCCCTTCTTGTTGAAGA